AGTCGGTAAATGTTTCCCGGTTCAGCGCCCGTTGGCTTGAACGTGAATTCCTTCTGCGCCTGTTCGCGGAACAAGGCTGCAAAAGCCTGTGTCGTAATGGTGGTGCTGTCGCCGCGTTCCGCTGAACGAATGTCGGTGGTGAATTCAATTCGGTTATAAGGACTGTCGTAAATGCCCAGCCCTTGCACTTCAGAAACAATTCGGGACGCGCCCGGTCCTTGCCCCAGCGCATAAACATAAGTTTGTTCTTTCTTACGGTCAAACAGCAGCGACGGATCGCTCAGATTGCCGCGTGTGGGATTCAGTTCGACAAAGGGCGCACCAGGATAATTGCGAGTACGGGTGCGATCTGTACCGATGGGCGCAACCGTCAGGCGCAGCGTGTTATCAGTCACGCGAAAGATAATAAAATCCACATTCGATTGATTGACCACATCTTGAAACACTTCCAGTAAATTGTCATAACGCAGCCTGCGCCCAGCCGTCGCGCCCACACTGGCAGACGGCGTTACACTGAAATTGGGAAATTGCCGCGCAGCGCTGGCTGATGCACCGCACTGCTCATCGGCATATTCGCTCAGGATGTCGTCAGCAGGTCCGGCTTTGGTCGAATAACCACCTGCTGCCAGGGGATCATCGTTCGGATCAACCACGCGCCGTCCCAACAGATGATTCAGCGACAAACCACCCACCACAAAGCGTTCCTCATTGCCGTTGCGAAACCGATGCGTCAGACGGACTAAGTAGGTATCTTCTGTCTGCAAGAATCCGGTTAGGGGCGAGGTGCGCTCAATGTCAATCAGCGCATCCAGGCTGAAGATGGCAGGCCAGTCGGCATCGCTGGGCAGCGTCATGGAAAAAATTCCAACGTCATTCAGCGCGCGGGAATATTTCACATCTTCAAAGGCTGAACCATCCAGCACAATCCGCACACTGCCATCAGCCGGATTCCTGACAGTCAATTGATAATCTGGAAGCGGCATAGAATACCTCTAATCCTGCGTATACGGCGATTCTAGCGGTTTTAAGAATGCGCAGGTATAAACTAGCGCATCCCCGCCCGAAGCGCGTTAAAACGTCGGCGCGCATCGTTGTCGGATTGCACGCCGTTAAAGTTAAAATTCTGCGAACTGTTATTGAACGTATCACCACCGGGGATCATCATCGGGGACGGTTGCGCCAGGATGCTGCCCAGGCCGTCCAGCGCTTGCGTCAGTGCAGTGGGCAGGATGCCAATCTGCTGCGAGGCAAAAATCCGTTCCGGTCCGTGTTCACCCACGTCAATTGCACCCGGTCCGAACAAGCCACCTTCAGCAGCAGCCGGAACGAGGAACGCAGGCAGTGCCGTAGACAATCGCCCGAATGTGACGCTGCCCGCTTTGGTCGCAATGTCATTGGCGGTATTGCGGATTGAAGTGGTGTCGATGATGCCGCCCAGCCCATCGGCAATGCCCAGCAGGAAGTTAGATACACCTGTCAGGAACGACTTGACCGCGCCTTCAGCCGCTTCAATCACCGAGTTAATGACGTTAATCACCGGGATGGCAAAGGCCGCATACATGGACGCGCCAATCCCTTGCAGCGCCGCCACGATTTGCGAGGGCAGCAGTTCAAAGAATATGATGGCGGTGTTCAGGATTCCTGCCAGCGTGTTCGGATCGGTATCCGGTCCGGTCAGGAATAATGTTACCGGGTCAAACACGTCAGTCTTCAGTTGATCGAATAACCCGCTGGCGGCATCGGCTACCCGCTGGGGGAGCAGTGAAAAGAAGTTCGCCACTGAACCTTCCACCGAGGCATCGCCCGTCACGATTGCCAGGATGCCTTGCAGCGTGCCTTCACCATCACCCGTGAAGAATACAAACACGTCTGCCAGCGCCCGCCCAACACTTTCGCCCACCGCTTTCAAGTCCAGATTGCCTAAGTTATTGATGAAACTGGCAACCGATCCTGGCGTGCTGGGATCAGGGCTAAAGAAACGGGAAACTACATTCGCCGGACTGTTCTCCACATTGGGATCGAACAAGTCCGTCAGCCCTTTGAATTTTTCGCCAAACTTCGCGCCGATGTCCACACTGCCAATCCGGTCAAACTGTTCTTGCAGCGCACCCGAATTGGTGGCAAATAGATCGAGTTGACCGACATCCAACTGGCCTGCGAACGCATCCTGAATGCCGCCAATCGCCTCATCAATTGCACCCTGTCCGCCGATCAAATCCAGCACCGATGATTCAGGCGGGACAAACCCGCCACCTGCTGCGCTGCCTGGGGGTGTGATCGGCGCTGCGCCGCCACCTGCGGGCGCTTTGGGTGCAACGCCACCTGCAACGGTTCCAGCAGCGCCCGCTGCTTTGCTGGTGATTGCTAATTGCGCCTTGCGGATATTGAGCAGCGCCCGTTCCTGGGACTGCGCCGCCGTCGCCAATCCTAACTGGATTTGCTGACGGTCTACAATCCCCTGCTGCAAATCCAATTGACCCTGGATCGCTTCGCGCGCCGCATCCAACTGCCGGATGGTGTTGGCAGCGTTCACATCACCAGAAGCCAGCGCATCCTGCGCCTGCTGCATCTGGCGATCAATCGCGTCCAGCGCGGCCTGTGCTGGGGCGGCAATCGCATCAAACTGGCTTTTAACAATATCCAGACGGTTCTGAAAGGGAAGCAACGCCTGATCGAGTTCCTTCAGTCGCGCATCCACGATGGGTAGACTGGCCTTGCCAATGTCGCCCAGCAATAGGCTCACTTCGCTGGCGACCTGCTCCACCGGATCAAGGCTGACTCCGGCAATCCCGTCCAGCCACGCCTTCATGACATTCTCGCCGCCCTTGTCGATCATCGACAACGGACCCTTTTTCGGCGGGCTGAACCCAATCAGGAAATCAGCGATGAATTTGGCAATGCCAATCACCGCTGGAAAAATCAATTGATTAGCGACGGCTAAAATGCCATTGGCGAATGAGCCAAAGGCCGCCGCAGCACCTTCAAACAGATTCTTGCCCAGGTTGGAAATATCCAACCCGAACAATTTCTGCCCCACATCCTTGAGGAAATTCACCACGCCGCCAACCACATTCTGGATCACTGTCACCACGCCGTTGACGACACTGGCAATGCCCTGAAACAGGATCGCAATGTAGGGCAAGAAACTCACCACCGCGTCAAAAATCGGCTGGATCACCATCATGATCGTGTTGAAAATCCCACCGAATACTTCCGTGATAATCGAAGCGACTGCGCCCAAAATCGGCGCAAGGCCTACCGCTAATTTCTGGAAGTTCGCCAGCACACCGTTGACCAAATCCAGCAATACGCCGAAAGCAGGCTGAACGGCGATGGCTAAACTGTCGAGCGTGTTGGTGATAATTGCGTTGGAACGTGCCAGCTTTTCCGAATTGGATTCCTGTGCATCGCCCAGGCTAGCCGTCAGCGCCGCACCTGCTTCCACCGTCGCGTTGAGAACCGCCATCTGCTTTTCTTCGGCGGTCAACTGCTCAACTGACTTGCCCAAATCCTTCGCCAATTTCTCATTGGCAGCACCCAGCTTGAGGACGATACCCGTGTTGTCAATTAGTAGGGGAGAACCGCGCTTGATACCTGTCACCAGCGATTGAAACAGGAAATCAACATCTTGTCCGGTAGCTTTCGCAGCAGAACGGGCAGCAGCCAGCAGCTTGGGCAGGTCGCGTCCAAAGGCTTTGCCGAATTCGCCCGTAGCACCGACCAGGGCAAGGTTGGCGCGGCGGATCAGATCAAAGTCGCTCACCGTGCCATTGGCAGCGGCGCGCAAGTTTTTCAGCAGGACTTGGCTGGAAATGCCGACTTTCGCCGTCAGATTATCAAACGACTCTGCCAGGGGGACGAGGGCTGCGCCGCGATTGCCGAGTGCCAGGAACGCTGCGCCCAGCGCGATTGCCCCAGCCGTTGCCGCTGCAATCGCAATCCCGACTGGACCGAAAGCCATCGCAATATCCGCAAGGCCGTTCACAAGCTGTCCGCTTGCGCCGGACATCTGGCTGAATTTGTTTTTCAGGCCGTCCAGTGAAACCCCGACCTTGTCCAGCGCTTGATTCAGCGGGCTTGTGCCTTTAGCTGCCTCAGCAGTTTTCTTGCGGGTTTCGTCAATCTTCTTATTCATCGTGTCGATGGCTTTATTGAAGCCCGCCGAATTTTCGAGGACAGCTTGCAAGCCTATTTTTGGCAGTGCCATTGTGCTATCCTCCCTTTCGTCTGGATTTCCGTTCCACTTCCCGTGCCTGGGCATCATTGGATGCAGCCGGGATGAAATTACTCATACGGTACAAAATCAGCAGGTCACATTTACTGCGCCCGCCCGTATCAGGATCAAGCCATTGCCGTGTTCCGGGCAGCGCATCCCATTCGGCAATGCTCATGCCCGCATGGATGCGCGCCGATTCGCACTCATATTCCATTGAGTAGGAAATAGTCGCCGCCGCTTGGCGAAAATTGTACTGATCCGCAGGTGCGCCATTAACCTTGACTGCGAAAGGAGTCTGCGCTTTCCTCCATCCCTTTCGCTGTCGGCAATGCCCGCCCCATCACGGCTTCTGTAAAGTCCGCCATGTCGTCATCAGGGAGTCTTGCACAAATCCATAAATACTTCCATTCAGCCGCCGTTGCATAGGGGAAATAGGGTGCTTGTTCCTCAATGAATTCCTGCGGTGGTGTACCTTTCGTGCCAACGGTGAACAGGTAGCGCAGCACCGCCATCTGCGATTCGGCTTGCCATTCGGCTAATCGCGCCTGATAACCCTCGTGTCCCACATGCGGTTCAAGCTGTTTGTGCTTGCCCAGCAGCGTGACTTCCACCATCGGGATTTTGGGCTTGCCTTCTTGCTGCAACCGATCCACGATCAAGGCGGAAACGGGTTTGTCAGACAGTTCAATTTCATCGCCGCGTGACGTGATAAACACGCCCCGCTTAGCATCCACGCGCGGTAACGATAATTCGGTTTCCGATTCTGTGCTGGGGATTCTCCCATTGGGTGAATTTTCACTCAGCAGCGCATCCAGGGGAATTGCGTATTCAGTCATCTTGAGAACACCTTGTCATCTGTTCGGTTGGAAAAGAAAGGGGCGGACATGCCGCCCCACTAAACACTAGCCTGCGCCCACGATGATAATGCCATCGGTTCCGACTGCTGCCAGACCGCCTGCCAGCACCGTGTTGTAATCCCCAGGGCAGGGTGTTACAAAGTTGTAACGCGCGGCGGTGGGGACACTGCCGACATACGAACCATCATAGTGCCAGGAGTAGCCGTTGTCCGCCGTGCGATACAGGCGCACGCCGCCGCTGATTTCCACGACCATGTAACCCACAATCGCGTCCACAAACCGGATACGGTTCACATCGGTAATGTCCGCGCTGGGCGTATTCTCCACCCAGGTTGATCCGCCGTCTTCGGTGTAATAGCTCGTGCCATCGGTTGCGCCGACGAACCAGACATTGTTATTGATGACTTCCACCGTACTCAGGTCAACGCCCACATTCGGTCCCACGACCAGCGCCCAGGTCTGCCCATTGTTGTAGGAGACAATTACGGCGTTGCTGTCACCGACTGCCACGATGGTGCGCCCACGCCCACGAATGTCATTCAAGTCCTGCGTGGTCACGCTGCCATCGGTCAACACCGTCACGGCTGCGGCGGGATTTGCCATGAAGTAGACATAACCGCCTTCAGCCGCTACAAACGTTTCGCTGGGCGATTTGCTCCACAAGGCCTGCGGACCTTTGCCCGCCACATAACCGCCCGTGACCGCCGTCCATGATCCGGCTGTGCCGCTGTCAATCGCGTTTTGCAGCTTGTAGTGATGACCCTCATCCACTTCCGACACGACCACGATGCGTGTTCCCACCTGCGCCAAACGATTTGCTGCCTGAGCGCCGAGCGAGTCAATCCCGTCATAATCCCAGGTATTGCCGCCGTCCAGTGAGAACGCCACTGCCGCAGGTAGGGCAGGTGAACCCGCCTCAGTCGTCAGCAACACATACATCTTCTGGCAGCCATCGGATTGCGCGCCGCAGTTCCCGCACTGGATTTTGTCCGCGTATATTCCATCCAGCGCTTCACTGAAGGTTTCCGCGTCTGCGACTTCGCCAAACGTGATGGGCAGGAAACGGTCAAACCCCAGCATTTGCAACGTACCCGTCAGGTCAATCACCGCATCCTCAGCCAGTCCATTGAATGCCCCGGTATTGAAGGCGGTCAACTGATTATCACGAGTGATAATCATCGCCTCAAAATCATCGGGATCGTCAGGCCGCGCACAGTTTGAGCCTTTGATCTTGGCGTTGAATTTACACTTCCGTTTGCGCAAGTCCCACCAGAAGTCCTGAAGTTGTCTGTTCATGTGTTGAGTAAAATCGGTAGTGGGCAGGCTGGGCGGCGGATTGGTGGTGTCCACAATATCGAATGCGCCCGCCACTTCTGACGAGGGGCAATAGATCGGCTCACCCGTTCCCAAATCCTCCTGAAAGCCGCCCAGCGCCAAACAACCGACAAACAAGTAGGGATTGGACGGGCTGCTGCCATCGGGCTGGACAAACACACGCCATTGTCCGCTTTTGGCGATATTCACATCATCGGGCATGATTGATCTCCTCTTTTGCTAGTGCCTGAATGTTTAAAAAATCGTGCTTGAGAACATCGCGCAACGCCCGCTGGTAACGTTCGGCTGCGCCCTTCTTAAAATAATCAGCAGGTTCGATCAAGCCTTGCGCGTGCAGTGCTTTATACATGGCCTGCTGGAAGGCTTTGGGCATGTGTCCATACAGGGTGGACAGATCGAGTGAAACCGGGATACCCGCTTTCAAATCCTTTTCCCCTGCTGGAACTAAAACAACCCTGGGAATGCCAGAGTTGTCGGTGTAGGTTTTGCGCTCCACTGGTTGTTTGGGTGCGCTGGGCTTGGCTTGTTTAGCTGTCATATTCCTACGCTTTCAATATCTCGCATTCGGAGTACCCGTTTCCAGGCATAATTACCGCCCACCGTATTCGGAAACGGGGTGCGGTTGGTCACAAAACTTTGCGCGCCTTCGCCGTTATTGTCTTCAAAGCGGGTGAGGGGCGCACGCCACTTGGCAAGGATACGGTTGGATCGGTCACAGCCGCACTTTTCATTCGCCAGCAGCGACACGGATAAGTAGGTGATAATGCGCGCCATTTCGTTCGGTATCTGCCCATTAATGAGTGGTAGTCCAGCCAGGTAATTGACTTCCACACGGTCTGGTTCACGGTCTGCAAAAGGCCATGTGCAGGCTTCACCGAAGGAAACGAAGATGCGCCCTTGCTCATTGTTGTGTTCGCCCAGGCACAATTCACGCAGGGCAAAGGTGCAATCCTGCGCGCAGCCGGGGATGGTTTTCCACTGCGCCGTGCCTTGATAGGGATAATCTTCTGTCGCCTGGGTATCGGTAAACACCCGATAGCACAGCAGTTCGTCCACGTAAATAGCATCGCTCGTGGCATCTAACCGAGTCGGCGCAACCGCGAATTCTGTTCCGGGATTGACCAGCAGCGGCCTGCTGCCTCGGAAGGTTGCCGTGTTGCCACTGATTGAAATCGTCAGCGGGCGCACCCGCCACGTTTCGCCAACGGCTTCCCCGTGTCGGTCATCATCGGCAAAATACAGGGCGAGTTCATAGGGGTCAGTAATGTCACCAATCGCGGCATCGGTGATGGTAGCTTCAAAGGTTTCAAACACACTATCGCCGTCTTCGTCCAGCTTGGTGATGTCAATCGCTGGAATAGTGTCAATCAGGGTGCGGTTGAACAGCCCGCCACTGTGGATTTTCTTCCAGTTCAGTTGCACCGTCTTCCACTCACCGCGCGGGGTTCCGGCATAACCGTAGAGTTGGCGCTGGTGCGGACGGGTGTACAGTTGGGTTTCGCCAATAAAATAACGTGGATAAGGCCAGTATAAAAGCTCATAGGCCAACATTTGTTCCGCGTCAGCAATCGCTTCGGCAATTTCCTCCCGGCTCAAGTGGTCACGCTGCCAGGGGAATTGATAAATGCTGTCCTGGCACTGCGCCGACTTGGGTGCAGGATAGATGCACTGATTAAACTCGAATGGCGATATGCCGACAATACTTGCCCAGGTGTCCAGCGGGAGTCCGGTATAGGTGCTTGCGCGTGCCATAATTAATCCTCGACAAATAATTCATTGGTTGCCGTATCGCGCACCTGTAAATCGCGGAATACTTGTTTGACTGCATTCACCCATGCTTGCTGAATTTTAACAGTCAAATCGTCCCATTCAGGCATTGGAAGTCCCTGATAATTCTTGAAATCTGTCACCTCGCCATAAGCACGATAGGAACGCCGCGCCTGTTCAGTGAAATAAGCCAAATCTTTCATCAGCCCACCGCCTTCTTGAGATAGATTGCGATCCCCGACAAAGCAAAGGGAGACAACACGATCAGAACACCCTCTAAAACGTTCAAGAACCGCCCTAGAACGAGCGCAACAACAATAAAGGTAGCAACCCACACTGACAGGCAGAAATAGCACAGGATGCCATCTGCCAGCCAGTTCGTTCCGTAGGGGTTACTGTACTGGTCAAAGCGCACACCCAACCGTGTCCGCAGGCGCGCAAAAATATCCTTTGGCCCCGCTTCGCTGTGGATCATGAATGTGATGCGATAAGTGGCAAGGGCTGCGATAATCCCGATTTCAATCCAGCTTGGAGACATTGGCAGGTCCCTCAGTTGGCGGCTTATGCGCGTTATTCAGTTCCCAATCCAACGCGATTTTCGCGTGCCATTCACTATCGGGTTCTGGTTTGGGTGCGAAATGCGCCACGATGCGTTCCAGCAGGTTTTCCAGGTTGCGATAATCGGCTTGGGTCATCTGCATACACACCTGATGGTAACGGGTCAGCGGCGGTTGTTTGTAACGCTGCACCATGTCCATGATGCCTGCCTCATCGCCCTGCACATAGTTGCGCTTGACCAGGAAGTTAAATAATTCTTGCAGCAGTTCCCTATCGGTACTCATACCCGAGCCGCCAGTGCTTCAAGGATTGCCGCAATCATTGTTTCGCGGTTCTTCAAATCTTTCCGTTGCAATTCAATGTCGTGTTCAGCAGCGTATTCCACCATCTCGCGTTTGCTCAGGTTGTCCAGCAGGGTTTCAATAACGGGTTTTTCGTCTGTACTGCTGGGCGCATTGCCCTCGCGAACAGGAATGCCAGGGAATGTATCCAATCTTTCGGGTGGCGGTGGCACAACTGTTGGAACGGGTTCAACCTCATACGCATCCAATTTGGTGAACACGCCCTGACTGTTAATCAAGTCCGCTTCCCAAATGTGGAATATGTCGCCTTTCGCCCGCGCACCATAGAAGACTTTGGTGGCTGGACCGCGAAACGTGGTGGGTGATAAGCCTGCGAATTCCCAGGTCAGTTGCACTTTCACCATATCGCCATAAGCAGCTTTGTACTCGCCCGCATTCTCTGGTGTCGGCGGAACGGGTGTTTTGCCCTTTGGCGGATCAACACAATCACACATCTGCGTACCCTCCATGAATTCCCGATAACGACCAGTCAGCAGCGTCTTGAACCGGGAAACATCTTTTTCGACTCGTTTGCGCCGCTGGCCTGTTTCCAGATTATACACCAGCAGCGGTTCATCCACGCGCACCCCGCAATAGCCGCGCGTGAGCAGTTTCATGTACAGGTCAACGTCCTCATAAGCATCCATCTGCTCATCAAACCCGCCGACATCCAGAAACCACTTGCGCGGGATCAGTGCCGTGACCGGATGCAACGATGGCGACTGCCAAACCGCGTCCATGCTGTATTCAGCCGTGCGGTGGATTGCCGTCTTGCCGCGCCGATCATCCGTCATCCAATCCGTGTAGGCATAACGCCCGTGCTGACGATAGGCTTTCAGCGTCAGTTCCAGAAATTGCGGCTTGAGTATGTCGTCCGCATCCAGAAACACCAGGAACGGCGCATTGGCGAACGATGCACCCAGGTTGCGGGCTGCGCCTGCCCCATTGTTTCCCAGGCCGCGCGTGGTATACATCTGCGCCCAGGGGAAACCCGTCAAATCCAGATCATCAGGGCTGTCATTCACCACGATGCATTCCCATTGGCGATGCGTCTGCCCTTCCACACTATGCAGCGCATCTCTGACGGACTGCTCATGCCCTTTGCCCACCGGGATAATGATGCTCACATCGGGCTTCAGATAATAACGCACAGGCCAGCTACCCAGCGGCGGTTTGCCGCCTGCGGCAAAGGGACGCTCGTTGTCTTTCGTCCAGGGCTGGAATTCCGTCCAGTCGGGTTCATGTACTTCGCCCGTGCGATGGACTTGTGAAGCGGATTTGTTATGCAGGCGGTAGTGAAACCAACCTGCCTCAGTGACCTGCTTAGCGCCATAACCAATCGCGCCAACGGTCAGCCAGAATTCGGCATCTTCGGCATACTTGAACCAGGGACGGAAACCGCCCGCCCGTTCCCAGGCTTGCCGCCTGAACATGCAGCAGCTTGGCACTTGGTTGCGGCGCTGGGCTTGCAAATCAAAATCGTAGCCTTTCGGCCAGGGATTTTTATGCCCCAGCACCCCGTCTGCATTCATCACCGTTATTCCGGTGAAGGCAATTCCGAGTGTGCGGTCATTATCCAGCGCATCGGATAACGTTTGCAGAAACCGGGGATCGCCCAGCCTATCGTCTGCATCCAAGAGGACGATGAATTCACCCGTCGCCAACGTAATGCCGTCATTGCGTGTTTGGGATAAGCTGCCATTATCGACAGTGACGGCTTGCACCCCGCGCTCAGCGTAGCGACCAACGACTGCCGCGCTGGTGTCGGTGCAACGGTCAAGGACCACGATAATTTCATACTCAAAATTCGCTTCCTGCGCCAATGCGCTTTCAATCGCTTCCCCCACATATTCAGCATAGTTATGGCAGGGAATGACGATGGAAACTTTCTTGCCCTGGTGCGGTTCAAGTGTCTTCCAATACACCCGCGCCATTTCCGCTGCGACCCGTCCCCAGGTGTGCTGGCGTGCTGCCTCGCGCGCGTTCGCGCCCAGGCGGTCACGATATTTCATGCAATAGATTAAACCTTCGATCAACCCATCAATATCGTTCGGTTCTGCCAGGAAACCCGTGATTCCATGCTCAACCAAGTGCGCAGTATTCCCATGCCGGAAACCGAGGACGGGGACGCCAGCCGCCATAGCCTCAAGCGTGGCAATCCCGAATGTCTCTGTAACCGTAGCCAGATACACCGATGCGTTGCGGACATAATTTTTCATCACTCCATAGGGCTGTCGCCCAATCGTTTTGACGTTGGGCGTGCCTTCGCCAAAGGTGGTCAGGAAGGGCATGTTAGGAACACGTTTAGCCAGTTCGAGCATCGGCGCTGGGTCACTGACTGCATCCACGCGCGCCTTGTTCCAGATGGCATATAAGCCGGGGTTCTCAGCGGGTGTCCATTCGTCCACGTCCACGCCCCAGCCAATGATTTCAGGGTTGATGTGCATATCACGGCGAATCAGGTCTGCAATCCATTCGCTGGGTGCAGTGATGATCTTCGCCGTGCGCAGGTTGCGGATCACATGACTGTTGATCGCAAAAAAGTGGTGGGCATCATGCCCGCCCGCCGTGTTATACAGGCCGTGATAATGCGCCACATGGATCGGTGCTGGACTGCCTTGCCCCGCGTGAGCCGCATAGACCGTTGCATTGTCAGGGTGTTCGACCAGTTCCACGCCGAAATCGGGCAGGTGTTCATCCAGTCGGCACACAATCTGGTTGATGGCATTGGTGGTATCGCGTCCGGCTTCGCTGGGCGTCGGTGTCATCCACACTTTCAGCGCGGAGTCCTGCTTGCGCCGCTTAGCCATCTTGCGATAATCGGGCGCAGGTTGGTAATTGATTGGTAATTGGGTTATTTCATGTTTGTTCGACAGCACCAGCAGCGAAGTCCAGACCTGATCTGGTCGCTTGTCATTGCTGATCGTCCAGCCCCCCCATTTGACGGGCAAACCAACGGAGACAAACCATTCCCGCAGTTCCGCCAGTGTCCATTCACGGACATGGTATTGATTGACGGGCGGACCGAAATGCGGTTTGCCTTTATACACCCGGTCACGGTCAGGCGTGGACACGAGTACATACTCAGCGGTGGAACAAGCGTTGCGCAGGGTTTCGATCAGTGCCGTAGGATCAGGCAGGTGTTCAATTACATCGGCGCAGATTGCCACCGTTCGATCAAAGAATTTCGGTTCAATGATTTCTTCATTCAGATTGCCGACACGCCAAAAATGACGTTCACTTTCCGGGGTTTGAGCGATGTTTGAACCATAATCAATCCCAAAGGTTTCAAATTCGTTGCCAAATTGGGTCAGCTTTTCGCCGCGTCCACAACCAATGTCAATAATCAGCCTGGATTCTGCTTCCCGCGCCAACTGCGCTGCCAGTCGGTAAACATCTGCCTGCCACAATGCCGAGTCGTCCAGCGTGTCTTCAAAGTAGTCCGGTTCAAGCCGGGAAACATAGTTGGCAGGCAGGTTATACATCGGTGTTTTCCAGTAGGGTGATGGCATCGACTGTGCGAATGGCTTTCCAGGCATCGTTCAGCATTAGAAATTCCTTGACGGCACGGGTCACGCCGGGGAAGTGTCCGCTTGAGTCATGGACGGCAATCTTACGGGCATAAGGCGACCAGTTGAGTAAGTCGCTGCGCACCGATTGATACTCGTGTTCACCATCCACCCATAACAGATCAATCGCGAAGTTCCACAGCACCGCTACCCATTCAGAAGGCAGTGCCACCACGCGCACCACATCGGCTACATCGTGCAGACACAGGTTCATCAGCAGCGCCGCGTGGTTGTGCATTCCATAGCGGGTCTGTGCGGTTTCCTGATGTTCGTTATGCGGGTCAATCGCCCACACGTTTGCGCCTGCTGCTTTCGCGCCCAGCCCTAAGCAGACGGTGGATTTCCCCTGGAAGCTGCCGATTTCCACGATTGTGCCGTTGCGCGGCACGCTGCTGGCGAGTTCGTACAGGAGTTGCATCTCAGCCGGGGAGACATGCCCATACAGGTGATACACACTATCAGGTAAAGTCATATTAAACGCCCTGCCCATTCTTGCGCTGACTTGTCATGTTTTGACAGGTTGCAGGTCGGGCAGCTTATGACAAGATTGTCAGGCCAGTTCGTTCCGCCCTTTGCCAGCGCTACACGGTGATCGACATGATAAGCACCGATTATAGCACATCCACACCACCAACAGCGCAAACACCCCTTCTTATCGGTTTGCGAGGCTATTTGCAGCAGGATGTCGGCGGCGGTGTGATGGCCTGGGGCTGCGAGTTCGCGGGCGCGGCGGCGGGATTTGCCTGCTTTGCGAACGTGTTTATGAGTAGCGTAATATTTATCGCCCGCCTTTTTGTTGATAATTTTAGTCTTATCAGGGTTGGCGATTTTCCATTTTCTGGCTTGCGCATTTACCTTCTCAGGGTTTCTATGTATCCATTCTTTTTGAGAATCACGATACACCTGATAATGCTCAGGATCAGCTAACCAATCGCGCTGCTGCTGACGGATTTTGTCGGGGTCTTCGGCAAATCGCCGCGCGTGTTCTTGCTTTGAAATCGCTTTGTAACACGCAATGCATGTGCCACGCAGATAGATATTCCCGCCACTTTTTGCCGCGTAGAAATATTCAGTTGTGGCGGGATGTTCTTGTTTACAGGTTTTGCAGGTTCTTGTGGTACTATCGAGGTTATCTGACATGGAATGATACTCCATTGTTGGTAGACAGGCCAGAAGGTTTCGACTCCTGGCCTGTTGCTATTTATGACCTCAATTATAACACAAAAATGAAGATCAAGGTTATACGCCAGCGGGTGAACTTGGGGACCACGCTGAGTAATACCGTTGCGTCTCTCCTTGAGTAACTCCACCATCGACAAAATAAGCCGAATTCGGGTCCCAAGACGAAAAATGCTGTAAAGGGGCATAGCCAACAGCATCAATGCGCCAGGCAATTTGCGGCGCGCGCATACGCAGGCGCGGGGCAAAGCGGGCATTGAGCTTCAAGCAGCCTTTGCTGAAATCACTCGTCCAGCGGAACTGTCCGCCATCGGTTGTCCAGGTCAGGCCAGCAGCGCGGGCTTCAATCGCCATCGACTGACGATTGCCGTAGTCAAAGTATTCCCAGAAGGTGATCGGCATCCCCAACGCAGTCAACGGAATCCCATAGATCGTGCTGGTGTAGGCCGGAACGCCCGCCACCTTGCCGATATTGGCTTCGGCAATCGTGTCATCCACGACCACGCGAATGAAGCGACTGTTGACCGGGATCAGCATCGAGGCACGGATGGCATTCCGTTCATTGTACGCACCGCTGGCATCCAGGTTGGCACGTCCGTTGGTCACGCGGTCAATCACGGCGATGATCTTCTCATACTTCTGAACCGGGATGATTTCGCTGATTTCTTGCCACAATTCAGGCCGCATGGCGATGATGTATTCGGGCGTGCCGAGTCCCTGGCGACGGGCTTTGAACATCACAAAGGCATCGCACATTTCGATGTATGCCATGATATTGCCAGCAGTTTCGCTGCCGACAATGCCGCTGCCGAAATTCTTCACATCGCTGTTGGCAGCGGTGCAAACAGTCTGGAACGTGGCGTCAATCTTGTTGCCGCTGTTGATGTGAATGTCCAGCCCAACAATGTCCTTCGCCTCGCCATTGTTGTTCGTGGGCGAACCCGTGAACACGCGCGGCGCGAACATGCGCTGGAAAGCCATCACCATTTCCCAGATGCGCATGGACAATTCGTTGTTGACGGCATTCTGCAACGTGGGGGTATCGCTGGGGACGGCGAACAATCCAGGCGGGAACTGATTGGCAACCTGCACGGCAAAACCGTCCACGCGGTCTGCCAAGCGTCCGGCGCGGTCAATTTCGACTTCGCGGGTGGACATCTTGTAATTGCCAAAGGTGTTGACGATGGTGCAGAACTTGAGCAGCCCGCCCACTGGACCGTCTTCGCAGGGCGCAGTCGGTTGGTTGCTGAAATCGTCCAGATCACCCGCCGTCAGGCCAGTAATCAGGCTGTCAAAAGCCGCATCCACACCACCGTACTCGCCATCCAGCATCCGTGAGCCGTTGAACACAGGCAGCGCATCAGCCACGCCCATGTTCGGTGTCATCATGGCGCTGAACACCGGGTTTTCGCGGTCACGGCGGTTGAATAGGCCATTCGGACCATGCAGATACGGACCAATCGGTGCAAGCGGGGGATCGTTCTTGACGGCGACTCCGGCTTGCCCTTGCGGATTCAAAATTTCGGGCATGTTAACCTCCGTTAACGAATAATGACGGGCAAGCCGTCCTACGAATGAATGGTGGGCTGTGCGCCCATCAATTTTTCAACCAATGATTGTTCGCTGCCCTTTTGCGCAGTCGCAATCATCGAATCAACCAGGGTTTTTTCACGTTGGCTCAGGATGGTGTCGTCTGACTGGCTGGCAGGCGGCGCAAGTTCGCCGTATTCCAACAGCTTGGCTTCCAGATCATTCACCTTTGCCAGTTCAGTGGCGCGCGCGGCTTCGCTGTTGTTCAGCTTTTCGGTCAGCAGTTTGATACTGTCACTCATCGCAGTGACAGCCGTAACCAGGTCTGGAACACCCTTGAGCGCATCTTCCATCGTCTTGAGCCGGGTTTCCAGCGCTGCCTTCTCAGCCGCCAGAGCATCATCGTAGGCATCAGCGCCCTTAGACGCCACGCCCTGCCCATCAAGTGTCTTGCTGTCGGTGGCTGCTTTGCTGTCAGCAGCACGGGCTTCCGCCAGGGCATCAGCACCCAGCGCCTCTTGGATCATCGTTTCAGCTTGCGGCGAGAGTGCCATTGTTTGTACCTCATTAAAACTGGTATACGGAAAGGCTTCTGCTCCATCAGGGAGCGTGGTGATTTCAATCGTTTGATAGTCGTAATACACACCATCAATTTTCGATTCGTGGGGATAGTGGAACATATGGCTGAGTTTAATTTTCCCGGCGTTGCGCTGGTAATACTCGAACGCCTTCTGTCCCCGTTCATTGTCGTCAAAATAACCTGCTGCCAGGACGAACCCGCCCGACTTCCACACAGCAACGGCCTGCCCATGCCTCGTCCCTTTGGCGTGCCACATCCATAGTTCGGGCAGCGGGAATTCGCCCTTCAGCACATGATTCACGTAACGATCATGCGCTTTGTCTGCCAGGATTTCTTTCTCGCGATCAACCCATTTGCCCGTATGCCGTGCAATCCAGGCGTTGCGCCCGTTGGCTGCTTTGAACACCTTGAACGCAGGTTGTTCATCCAGAACGTTGAAAGCAAACTGGTTTTCGGTGGCTGCTTTGCTGCGCAAGTTATCCGCAAAGGCTTTCACTCGTTCATACAGTGATTTGCGGACGTTGAGCGCCATTTCCTGGCTGTCGTCATACTCGAATATCGGTTCTACGATCACCACCGGAATCGGCTCAGCGTCCAGCACAATCGGCTGCGGCGTGGCTTCCCAGCGGTTGCTGTGTCCGGTTGCCAGAATCGGCTGCGGATAGTTTTCGACAATAAAGCAGCGGTCATAAGCCGCGCTGAACCAGCGACAGTTGGCGCAGGCTTGCCCTGGATCACTGGATAGCGTGGTGTATTGTGCTTCCTGCTGGCTAACGAAATGCCCATCCCAGGCTTTCGCGTCCATTTCAAGCGGTTGTGTTTCGGGCATCGTAGCCTCCAATTAAAAACCCGACTGTTTGCCGGGTTCGCTGTTTTGCGAGAGTAAATTTTTATTCTTGATAACACTACTTATCAGGGAGAAACGTTATTTGCCATGCGTGGCGCGGATCAGTTCATTGATGCGTCTGTGAATAGCCATTGCCGCCCGTTCGGTTACAATCCCTAGTGTGTCGGTTCGGTGTTGTTCCCATTGCCGCCAACTGACACCGTTAGCGATCAGCACGAGGCAGCGTATGGCTTCGTCCGTGTCCTTATCCCATTCAAGGGATAGGCCGCGTGGTTCGGTTTCATCATCCATTAACCCGCCCTTTCCCCTCAGAGTGTGTCGGATAATCGGAATGCTACTACATACTTTTAGCACTTATGTGCTACGTTTTTCGCCGCTGCCCGCCGGGGTGTTTTCGTTCTAGTTATCGAGCGCTTTCAATTGAATAATCTCTAATTGTTCGGTTGCTGTCTTTATATCACCGTCATGTAATGCAGCAATCGCTATTCTTGCCGCCTCAAGAACTAGACTAAATTCAGCCCTATAATGGTCAAGCCCCTCTGCCATACGTAATTCGCGCTCAATCTCTTTTTGAAGGCGTAGATTGTTTAGCGCCTTGTTAAAATCAACTGTCTCGAAAAACATTCGACTTTGCTCCTATTTTTACCTATGCAAATGTAGATTCTCACCGATTAAGCGAAAGGCGACTTGCGCAGTCTATTATCCTGCCGCTTGAACTTGGCCTCCATGCGCTGTTGATCGGTTGCCAGATCAAAGTCGTCCAGGCTGTACCACAGGCCGTGTCCCTTTTTGCTCAGCAGTTTGATGCGGAACGGATACAGCTTGCCCCGGTCAATTTCCGCCAGAATACCTGCTTCACCGTCACGGGCTGCGCCCTTGCCCCAACACCAAACGGTTGCGCCGACTTTGATCCCCTTCATGACCGCTTACCTTTCCTGCGCTTCGGCGGACGGTTGCCGCCTTGCCCGCCTGTTGTCTGATCGTGCCAATACCAGTAACGAAACCATGCGCCCCAGCGCCGTTTCCATATCCACTGATTCTTGCCCTGTCCAGGCCAATCGCGCATGATGCGCTCCCTGTTAACGCCCCAGCAGCAGCAGGATGCCCGCTGCAATGAGCAGCACGCCCAGCAGAATCGGCGCAAACTGGATTTGTAGATTGGTGATGGCGAGAACGCCCGCCACGATTGCCCATACCGATAATACGATCACACCTAAAGAACGGTTATTCATGATTGTCTCCTATTTCATCGTCCGATTAACTTTGGCGATGGCCTGTGAACCTTCTTGCTCAGCGGTTTTCTGCCGCCGTTCCCGAATCTTCTGAATGAACTTGCGCGCCTTCGTGCCGGGATGCTTGACCGACTTGGCTGCAACTGTGTCGCCAAATGCGCCGCCTTCGTTGCTGCCGATAATACCCACGCGCGTCTTCGCCCTGTACCCCGATTGAAACACCAGGTAGGGTGAGCGCTTGGCGCGGATCACATGCGGCTTCGTGCCTTCACTGACGAACAGGTAAATCAGATCATCGGTTCCAGCGGCGACAATGTAATTATCGCCCTGCTGCGTGATGGTAATGTCGAACTTGGGCTTATGCTCCCAGGTGCGGACGGTGCTGAGCAGATCACGATGGACTAAGGATGCTGTCTTGTAAATCGACTGCTTCAGAGCGTCGGTGTATTCCTTGCCCGTTGGCATGTGCTTTGGGGTGATCGCTGTGAGTTTCAGACTGACCATGTGTATGGCCTTTCGTCACAATCGGGGGATGGCCTGGGCGGACGGGTTCACTGGTCTTCACAATCGAACAATCGCAATTAAATCCGCGACAAGCTAATCCTTTGCCTTTGGGTAGCAGTTGATAGGGTTCAAGCCATTTCTTCCACACGCTATTGCGGAATACCAACCCCTCATACGCTGAACAGGAGGCGCAGTGCTGGATGGTGTCGCCATACTTCCACAGCCCTTTCATGTCGGCTGCTGCCAGCACACCTGCCAGCGTCATGATGCGCCCGTAGGCGTTGACCCACAATTCCAGGCGGTCATACAGGGGAGACAATGCGCCGCCGTTCTCCTTGCTGCCCTTTGCAATCGCATCAGCAAAGCCGGAAATATACGTGATTTCAGTATTCACTTCCAGCTTAAGCCGCGACTTTTCAGCATCGGTCATTTCATTGGGTGCAATGCCCCATTGCTTCATCCCGTCAAACCACGCTTTGGTGAAGTTGCGTTCAATTGCGTTGGCGAAGCCGTCAAAGAAATCAAATGCGCCCAACTGTCCATTCCAATAACCGCGCACAAACTGACGCAGGCTGCGCCGATAAGCGTCTATCGTCTTCTGACTCAGTGCCTTATTGTCAGTCGGGTCTTCACTGTTCTCGGTATTACCCGTTTCATCCACGTTGGCTTCCAGGGCGTTCTCGTCCGGTTCGGCATCGGTGGCGCTGTCACTGTCCAGCGGAATATTCAGGTCTTCCAGCAACTTGCCGTCCAGAATACCCTCGGCAATGGCAATCGCCCGTACTTCTAAGCTGTTGATTGCGCCATCGCGCTGCAAGGTGGACAGGTTGCTCAATCGCATCCCCTGAATCCGTGCCTGGGTTTCGTCCTGGTCATCATCGCTGAAATCATATTCAAACGTGACCACTTCGGGCAAGCCAGCCCGCAGCATCCCCTCCACCGTCTGGATCAGGTCGCCAATGCCGCGCCCGCGTGCCTTCATATTCTGCACGGTGGCATCGGCTTTGGTTGCACCGCTTTGGGTTGCAGGCCAGAATTCACGGGCATCGACACCAAAGCAGAAGGCCAGGATATACGCATATAAGTCGGCATCATCGCGGAAGTTGAACCCATCGGGGATGGAGGCCAAATCTTGCAGCAGGATTTTAATATCGTTGCGCCCTTCAGTGGACGGGTCAATCAGGAAGGGAATATCGTTATAGACGACATAACCCTTATTGTCCTGCTCATCGGCGTGGTTTTGCAGCGCCTTCTTAACTTGCCCTGCCGACACACCGGAAATAGCGCCCAGCGCCCGTGTAAAGCGTCCACCGACCTTTTCATCCACGAAGATTTGCATGTTACGAAACACGCGCACCATGCGCAGCGCCCGCGATACCGCACAGAAGCCAATCCCGCGCGCCAGTTCAATCGGCTGGGGATCATTGGCCGTGAACACCACACGGTCCTTGTGAATCTTGCGGATTGCACCTGTGACCGGATTGGTGTACCAGACCGGGAAATCGCGGTCAAATGAACGCCAGCATAGGCGGCTGTCCAGGTGCGCCATGCCATAGCAGGGTGCATCCTTGGGCGGTGCTTTGTCAGGCTTGCCAGGTTTCCACAGTTCAAGAAATGCGCCGTTGTCACTGGTGCTGAGATCGTCGCTCAGTTTCTTGACCAGTGTGCTTAGGTTGTCGCCCAGGCCAGGGTTATTCAGCAATTCCTGGGCATACTTTTTAGCACGCGGCGGTCCGTTCACTTCATAGTTCAGTGTACCAATGCGGGTCTTCATGCTGTAGACCGCGCTGGCAATCATCGACTCGCTGCGGGCAAAGTCCTTGAGGTATCTGTCCCTCCAATTTGGATATATAGCATTCCAGCGCGGTTCCTCATCAAGCCGCTGCCCCAGCGTCAGCCAGAACACGCCGCCACCGCCCAGCACGTCACTGACCGCCCCAAAGGAGGGAGTAGAATCGGCACGCGATTGCACGCTGCTACGCGCATCCTTGTCAGGGTTCAAGGCTGGCAGCGCTTTCTCAGTTTCAAGCAGGTTTTGGTCAGCCATGCCGTGTTCCTTTGGGGGTTATGAGGCAACAAAAAACCCGGCTCAGTAGAAGCGGGGTTTTTGTGCATAACTTATCTTGCAGCGGTTATGCTTCTGTTTGCGGTATCCGAGATTGCTTTCAGGGCGTTCGCTTCAGGCTTGTCGATACCACAATATCAGTATACACCTAATCAAATGCATACGCAAATGATCGGTCTGCTGCCATACTCAGCGCCACTGCCAGATCAATCTTGTATTGCGGCGCGCGTTTGATGATGCGCAGCTTGTTTTCGTCTTCCGGTTTGCGGTTGCTGTTCCGGATATGATCGTTCATATCCGCTTCGTCACGGTGCTGTAATTTGCGATCCCGGATCAGGTCAAATAACCGTTTATCAGCAATCGCCCTGGGCGAAGACTGGCTAAACTTGCGCACATTCACCGCTTCCTCAGCCCGTAGCCGTCCCATCATATCGACCAACTGGAATTCATCGTAACAGACTTCCAGCACGTTATAGGTGTTAATCAGTCTGCGGATTTCCTGCTCAATCGGCGCATAGTCCAGCACCACGCCATTCTGCGGCTGCCATTTCTGGCTGTGCTGCACCTGTACCCTTTCACCGCGCCGCGTGACCAGCACCGCTGCAAAACAGTCGGATATTACACCCGCGTCCAGAGCCAGGATACAGGGTTCATTCGACTGGATTGCCGGATACTCCGCTGCGCAGCCCTTCCACCATTCGTAGGGAACGAACGTGTCCACGCTGCTGACCCACTGGTTACGGTGCATCCGCAGGAATTCATTCGGTGCAAGCTGGGCTTCTTCCTGGGCGTAATACTGCCGCCCTTGTTCGCTGATTTGCCAGGGGAGTAGCCATTCCGTCACCCAGACGGTGAGCATCTTAGCGGTTTCATTGGTATAGACTTCCAGATCGTCCCACACCTGCGTTCCCTGGTTCACGCCGACATCAAACAATTGTTCAAGAATAGGCGACTCGCCCTGAAAGCCAGCGTAAGTATCTATCCATCTTTGTGAGTTGCCAAACTTGGTCGGGCTGAGCGTCATTTCGGACCACATGCGCTGGTGGGCTTTGGACTTCCAGCCGTGCAGTTCGCTATAGACGATTAAGTCATCATTACCGCCTGCTTCACCTGTTGGATCAATCGGCACGCATTCAATCGCGCTGCCATTGGGATACTGCACTTTGTAACCGCTGGGCGTCATACGGATCGCATAATCCCGCTTGCCCGCCTTCTGCCCCAGCTTGATACTTTCACGCAGGTACATGCCCACACGACTGTCGGCTTGCTTCAGGTCATTGGCGACCAGCTTGACACTCGCCCGTTCCTGCTTCATAGCAATGTAATCACCGACTGCGGCAATGACGGACGATTTAGCCGACTTCTTAGGCCAGGACCAGAGAATGGTGTTATAGCGGTAATTGCCTGCTGCATCACGACTGAGCGCTAATTCCAACGGGCGGCGCTGGCAGTCATAGAGGGTCATCAGGTCGCCTGTGTCATACAGATAAAAATTCTGTTCCACCCAGGGACAAATATCCAGCCAGGGTTCAGCCGTTTCCGTCTGCGGCTCATACACCTTATACCCGGCACGCCGGATACTATTCTGGATGAGTTGCTGGACGTTCGACATTGGCAAACTCGTTTATCATCGCCTCAAAGATGGCCGACAAATCCACGCCCGCCTCATCAGCCGTCAGTTTCAACTGTTTCAGCAATGCCGGGTCAATGCCCAACTGAATCAGCACATCCTTGCGTCCCCAATTGGCAGGATCACTGCGTTCCAAGAACCAGCGTGCATCTTCGCTATTGCCCGCCTTGACGGAACTGCGGATCACGGCGACTGCGCCGACTCGTGCCATGACGCGCGCACGTGTAGCAGCCTCGAAAAACTCGATGTAAATCTTGTCTCCCTTGCGTCCCTTGCGTCCTCGATCCATCCACTTGTAATAGGTGCTGTCGTCAATGCCCACAAAAGCGCAGGCATCCTTGATCGGCACGCCAGAAGATAGTGCAGAGATGATTTGTTGTTGCAGTTCGGGGGTTAAGTCAGCAGGTCGCGCCATAAGATTCCCATAAAATAATCATTGTCTCACCCTTAAGATTATACGTTGTTTGTCAAGACTTCGTTAACCTGCCATCTGCCATGCACCATAACGCTTCACCTTGATCCTGGACTTACACACATACGAAATGCCGTGCAGATACTTGTGGTGGCGCACAAAGTCTTTGACCGGATGCGAACACTTGCAAACGATGCACCAACGTTGCGGCTGAATGCTCAGCACGGGCAGCGGTTCAAAGTCGCAATCCAGCACCGGATTATTCAGGGCGTGACGGATTGCCAGGGCTTCTGTTGGGCGCTGGATCACGCGATAATGGCGATAACGGGCTTGGCTGCGGGAAGTGGAGAAGGAATAGGTGTGACCCTGAATGCCGAACGTGGCAACGGTGATGCGGTCTGCTGCTTCGGTGTCCACGTCCTTATCCGATAATTGCTCAGCGGTGAGGGGCGTGTAAGCCAGCCAGCGGTCTGCGCGAATATCTGCCGCGCGCTCCATCGCCCGCTGGTAAGTCGTCTGTCGCAATTGTCGTTTGGTTTCGGTTAGATTGCGTTGGATCAGCCCATAATCCCAGGTCACATTGGCACGTCCGCAAAATACTCGTATAATGCAATGTGATCCGGTCAGGGTCAGGCAAAAGGAATTCCCCGTTGACGCGGGGAATTTTCATTTCTACTTACGGCGATAGTGGACTCTTGGATATTTGACGGGTACGATTGCCCGTGCCAGTTTCGGTTCCCGGCTGATCCAACCTGCCCGATGCAACCGCGTGATATGGTGCTGTGCTGTGTCTGTACTCTTATAGCCTAACCGTTTCCGAAGATCACGGATGGTCGGGGAATAACCATTGAGCGAATACAATTCCTCAATCGCTTCATACACAGCAATGTCTTCGGCGGTCAGTTTGGGTTCGATGAATGGCAGCGTGTTCATTCTTTCCAGTCCAGCGCCGCGTGTAAGCGATCTGCAAAGGGATCGACCCGCTTGAAGAACTGATGACTCCACTCAAATCCCGCGCCGATCATGTTTGCAGCTTGCCGACTGGTTTCCCAATCATCTACAAATATCGTTTCCGATGGAAGAAACCCTAATTGATGCATGATTTCAGATAACATGCCGGGTTGGGGAAGTCTATTCGGATGCTCCCTGGTGTATTGCGAAATTTTACCTTTAGGATGGAACGGGCATATCCTATAAACCTCTGTGCCGATATAAGCCGCAGCCGCTTTCGCCATCAAGTCGGCTTCTTCTTCGGTCAAAATCCCGAATGCACAGCCACCTTCATTCGATACCACTGCGAGTTGATGTCCTTGCAATCGCAAGCCAAAACACGCATCCATCACATCAGGAAAATAATCCTGATCGGCTAAAATCGAGGGTGCGTGTGACTTACCTGTTTTAGCATCCACAATACTGCGAACCAAGCATCCATTTTTCCCGAAGATATAAAGGCGTTTATCGTTTGGTTGGATTACATCACTCATGATTCACTCCTAAAATAAATGTGGCTGCACAGCGATCTTACCGTGTTCAGCTTTGCCATGACAAGACTCGCATAGTGTAATTAAATTCGTCAGTTGATTGGCTGCTTCATAATCACCATCAAATAAGCGAAACGGTTTGATATGATGCACCTGAAATTTTCGTTTTCCCTTCTGCGGCTTCTTACCGCAGTGCTGACATACACCGTTATCACGATTATAAGCTAACTTTCGCTGCTGTGTCCAATTCTCCCCGCGATAATCACTTTTCCCACCACGCCATTCAGGGTTCTTTGCACCGCGATACTCCAAACTTTTGACCGCAGCATAACATTTATGGCTACAGTATTTCCCGCTCCCCTTTTCAATTTTTGAAGGGGTAGAAGTGAATTCAGTGCCACAATTTAAACAGGTGCAATTAATTGACCGGGTTCGATGTATTCCAGAACATTCAACTGAGCAATACACTCCACCGCCCCGCTTTACTTCCGATGGGTATTTCCAGAAGTCTTTTCCGCATTGGATACAGATACATTCAACACGACTTTGCTGGCGATATATTCCACGACATTTACGACTACAAAATAATGCCTGTCCAGGCTTTATTCGATTCGCAGTCACAACAAAAGGCTGATTACAAATTTTGCATATACGTTCAATGGGGTTTCGCATAGAAGCCCAATAGCAGGCTTGCGAACAGAAATTGCCGCGCCCATTATGATTAATAGACAATCCGCAGCGTTCACATTGTTTTGATTGTTTTAGGGTATACTGAGAGGTATCCATAGGGTTAGTTCCTTTGGGTTATTCCTCCCCACTGTCCGAAGCGGTGCGGAGGATTTATTTTATTATACTACGATTTATTCGGTTGGGCTTGCAGTTCATCACTCATGTGCAAATATTCCTTTTAAACAGCGTTATGGGTATTATAGCATAGATTATACCTGTATGGACACGGAAACGCCTCAGATCGTCTTGTGGCTCGTTTTAAAGCATATCTAGGATTTGCTCTCGAATATGTTGGGCGATTGCCCTCATGAATAGCGGGGGAACGCTGTTACCGATACGCATAACGCTTTGGGCATTTGTTCCAGTAAATAGAAACTGTGTTGGAAAAGATTGAAATATTTGAACTATTGATGCATCTGAAAAGACTTCACGCCCTTCCAGGTCAATGCCCTTTCGAGTAACCGTAATGGGTACGCTTCCCAACGGGCGCAAGGTGTCGCGTTTAAATTTTTTACGCCATGTCAAAAAACGTTTATTTTGCAGTTCATCAGGTAACAACGCCGTACCGTTTAGTATTTTATGCTGCGCTTTCGGATGACTCGGCACAATCCCCAGGTCATTCCGCACACCGATAAATATCATACGCTGCCTGGACTGTGGCACATTGAAATACATCGCATTGAGCAAGCACGCCTTGACCTGATAACCGCTGGCCTTGAGTTCCTTGAGGATTTCGACAAAGACAAGCTTCATCTTGCCCTTAACCATACCGCTCACGTTTTCCATCACGAATACTTTGGGTTGCAAACCTCTCAGCAGTCGCACGTACTCACGAAACAATTGGTTGCGCGGATCATCCATCATGCGCTTGCCAGCAGCGCTAAATCCCTGGCACGGCGGCGAACCATCGAATACATCCAACTCGCCCGCCTGGATACCTGCCATCTGCAAACACTCATCGACGGATAACTTGGCAATGTCGCCATGATAAACCGGCACATCAGGAAAGTTCAGTTTGAACGTTTCGACAGCATTGTTGTCCCATTCAACAGCTAACAGTTCTCGGTATCCCGCCATGCTGTAACCAAGTGACGAACCACCCGCCCCTGCGAATGTGCTAATCACCGTTGGCGCATCGGATAGGCGCGGTGCTAGATGTTGCCGCCATGCTGCATCTAAAATTTGCAGGTAGCTATTTCGGGGATTGTTTGTAGATGTCTCTGTAGATTTATCAAAGACTTCTGATCGTATTTGCAAAGCAATTGCCCTCATAAAAAGTGGTGGAACACTGTTGCCGATGCACGCCCATTGATCCCGAAATTTACCGATTAGTTGAAAATCGTCTGGAAATGACGCGAGACGTTTTAATTCTTGAATAGAACAATATCTATTGCCTTCAGGTGGCAGCAACCCGGCGAACAAAGAACCGTTACAAGTCTTGGGGATTGTTGGGGAAACCTTTTGGGAGTGTAATCTTATCAAATTATACCCTGCTTTTTTGGGATGCACGTCATCACATGAGCCTCCCTGTTTTATGCGTGGGATATATTTTGACACTGCCCAATTGGGATTATTACCCCAGGCTACCGGGGTATCCAGTTCTAATTCTGGTAATTGTAAAAAGGCTTCTCGAACCGTTATCGGCCTATTTTGTGCCTTTGGAAACAAATCGAAAACATTAATCATTTCGGGAACTTATGCCCACATTCCGGGCAAGTGAAGTATTCGACTTCATTGGCAACCGATTCATCAAATTCTTTCCAATCATCGGGGAGAACGATTTTATCCAGTAGTGTTTTCAATTCTAATTCGGAAAACAATCCGCTTAAATCAATTCCTTGATCGAGATCGCTTTTTATTTGTTCAATATCCCAATTCAATGACACTTCAGATGCCCGATTATCTCGATAAGCATAGCGACGTGCCGCACCTTGAGGATCGGCCAAATCCCAATCGATGCGCTTGTGGACGATCAAGGCACGCCCATCGGTTTCAATTTCGATCACATCTTCAATACCAGCATTCATAGCCGCTTCAAGCGTTTTGTTGCCCGCTGGGATTCGATCATGTCCATCTGCAACAATAGATCGCCCTACCCCGTCCTGAGATAGGCTATCTTCGACCATTTGCAAACCGCGTTCTGAACCAGAATTTGCATTTGAATTGTCGGGAATATAATCGGTAATTTTGCGTCGTGTAATCTTGGGTTGTTTCGCCATTGAAATCCTCCTGTAATTTCACAATCTTATCACAAATTGCGATATATATCACAACCAACGATTATCACTTCTCAAGTATGAATAAAAAAGTTAGGCTCCTCTTTTATTTAAGATGTAAAAAACAGCACTATCAGTAATGCCAAACACATCAGCAATCCAACGATATGTTTCGCCATCGGCCTTCAATTGACGCATTAAAGTTTTTTGACTTTCATTCACTTTTGCGTTCGATTTGCGAGTTGTGCTGTGATGTTTGCCCCAGGTGATAATCCAACCGTCTGGCGTGATGTTAATCTTCATGGCCTTATATTTCTCGCCTGTGCCACGATCCGCATCCGTGAACAGCGCCACCACTTCCTGCGCCCGCATTTCCATCCACAGCGCCATCCAGATTTCCATCCGGTGTTCAAACGGGTTGAAATATTCGTCCCAAACATTCGTATTGAACAGGCGGTTGTAAATGGCGATCAGTTGCGCCGTGCTGCGGCGGGTCAATTCTTTGTCGGTGTAGAAGGTTTTGGCGGTGGTCATTTTGAGTGTGAGCCTCAAGGTGAAAAATTAAACTTATATACTCAGTATAGTGGGTATTGAATTATTTGTCAATACCCAAAATTAAGATTGAGGATTATTCAGGGGCGATTGTCACTAAATCTTTCAGCGCAGGCCGTTCCTCCACCACACGCCCATCCTTGAGCAGAATCTTAATCACGCTCACATCGCTGAAGGTTTCCTGTTCGGGCGACCAGATGGGCGACTCGTGTCCCATGCAGATGCGCACCCCGCCGAACAAAGGCAGCTTAAACCACTGTTCTTTGATGAGCAGTGACAGGCCGATCACATCACTAAACACGCGCGGGCTAGTGTACAGTTCCACCGTCTTGCCGCTGCGCTTCTGTGCTATCGGCGCAATCGGCTGCACCCGTCCGTTGGCTTGTGGTGGGAGCGCAGGTTGGGCGCTGGGTGCATGTTCCTTCAGATACCAGCGATTGCGAGAACGAATAATATATTGGTCATTTTCCATCTTGGACAGGGATTGCCCGATGGACATTTTAGGATTATCAACATTCAAATCCTGAGTGAGCAATTCCACCAGTTCGTCAATGGTAGCGCCTTCTTTGCCCTGTGCTTCCAACGCTTCCACCACCAGCATACGCGGTTTGGATAATGTGCCATTGGTATTCATCACGCGCGGGTCTTTGGTCGTTCGGCTTTTCACGGTTGTTTGCCCTCCCTTATTGGCCTAATCGCATCTGTAAACGTCCGATCATTACCTGTGCCACCTGTTCCCCGACCTTGCGGCTGAAAATCCCCACCTGCCGCTGGTTCAGTGACGGGAAGTAAGCATCCACCACCGTCAGGTCATAGTCGGGAATGTCGGTGATGAACACGCCGTCATCGGTGGGGCTGACTACGCCGTCCTTGTACACCGCTGCCAGATGCGCCGTATGCTGCGCCATCATGCCCAGCACCGCCGCTTCCTGGCTCACGTTCCCCCGATAGCGCTCCCACTCCACACGGGCTGTCTCCCCGATGCGCGGGTGCTTCAAAGCATCGGCAAACACCTGTTCATTCATGCGCTTTCCCTTTCTGCACGGCGTTCCATAATCCGCACATCCTTGATTTTTTCAAGCATGAAATCATACTCGATTTCCGACACATGCCGCAGTGGTTCACCCCGGCTGTAACGCCCCACCCGCGCCTCAAATTCCACAATGTCTCCGTATTCCATGCCCAGCCGTTTCATCGCCTTGCTGCGATGCACCCACACATGATCCGCCACCTCTACCCCGTTCAGCCGCACCCGCTGAAAGCAGGCCACATTCGACTCGCTGGTGGTGCGACTGAAGCCCTGGAAGACAGCCGTGAAGATGTGTGTTTCTCCGAAGTGAGCGCCCAATCGTGTCCGCATTCTGCATCCTCCAATCTGAAAGATAACTTTTATTATAGACCGTTTCAACCCGCTTGTAAAGCGCTTATGATTTGCTTCTAAGCATCCACTTGAGGCTGGGCGTTCCCTTCCAGCCCTGCTTCCAGATATAAACGGCATATTCGGTATTGTCGGACTTGCCGTTGCCAGTGAACGAAACCCGATGCGCCACATGCACTTCCATCGGCGGGTGATGCCGAAACAAACCGCGCGCCCTGCCCTTGCTTGCCAGAAAAGACAGTGGCAGCAGGTAGAGCATCAGACCGTCCGCTTTCAAGTTGTCCAGCCCAACGCGCACAAATGACTCGGCATACACGAACGGCGGATTGCCGATAATCAGGTCATAATCCATGCCCGTGTCTTGCAAGCGAAAGTCGCCTCGGTACAAATACCGGTAGCCTGCTGGCGTGTCCACATCGCGGATTTCCACGCCATCCACCACCGCGTGAGGCCAGCGGTCTAGTGCCGCCTGTCCCCACACACCCGTTCCGCAGCCAGGGTCAAGGATATGCAGTTCCGGCACGTATCCATCCTTGAAGACGTTCCAGGTCTGAAAGTGAATCAGTTCCAGGGCTTCATCGCAGAAGGGGCGTGGCGTGGGATAAAAATCATAGGCGCTGCGCTTCTTCAGCGGTTTGTTGGTTTGAATGATCGTCATGATTTTCCTCGCAGCAGCGCGATTTCCGCCACTAAGTTGTCAATCCGTTCATCCATGATGACGATTTCTGCAATGAACGCCTCGCGCTCAGTGGCAAACGGTCCGGTGTAATTCATTAGTTCGTCTGCCGTACCTTGACGCGGGATCATATCTTCAATGCAGAACCACCACGCTTTGGGCGCAGGCGGCACGTAAGGCGGCACATTTTCATCCCAATCTTCGTGCGCCCATTCATTCGGGCTGACAGGCGTACTGCACGGCACTTCGCCTGTGATGAACAGTTCGTCAGCAATCATGCTCAGCGTCAGATCAACGATCAACCACTGTTCATCACTGCAATTCATGGTCAGATCATCCATCACCCAGGTATAATCACGCCCGTCTTTAGCTTTCCAATTATCTCCGCCAAAATATCCTTCGATGGCGATAAATAATTCCCGTTCAAACTCACGTGTGTTCATTCGGTTGGCTCACTTTCTCTCCCAATGGGAGAATCTAATCCTCATCGAATTTCTGGTTGAAATGTTTCTCGTCTTTGAACGTCAGCCGTTCCCAATTAGCAGGCACGCGCACCTTGCCGCGCTGTCCCAGGCTGTTCTTGGCAACATTCAGCACCGCCGCAGGCAGATAATCGCCCAGCGTATTGCGGTCAGGGTTGATCGTAATGAACAGATTGAACGCATCGTCATTCACATAACGGGCATCCATCGCATCCAGAACCCGTCCGTTGCTTTGCCCTTTAGCGCTGGTTTTCGTCACCTGGGAAGCCAGCGCTGGAACGAGACCAAACTGATTGCCTACCGCTTTGATGCGCATCAGTTGGTCATACAGGGTGGTGTTCCCCGGTTCCAGCGCCGCCATCAGTTGGATGTAATCAATCACCAGCACGCGCGGTTTGAAGTCAATCGAGCGCAGCGTGTTATCAATCGAGTTTTGCAGATGCGCCACCGTCAGCATCGGCATGTCCAGGTAGCCGACTTCGGACTCAAATGCCCGTAGTTTGGCAATCGCTTTCGATGCGTCCTGTAACTGACCTGCGTTGAGTTCCTGCCCAAAGCCATCCTTGATCCCGCGCTGCTGCTCATCAATGAAAATTTCATGGCGGTAGAGTTCATCGGTGCGTGGTCCGCCATAGCGCTGCACGGCGCGTTCCACAAACTCATCCGGCGTCCATTCCGGCGACCAGACCAGACACGGCACATGAAAGGGCAGCCACGCATCCACCAGCGTTTCCACCAATGAGGTTTTGCCGCCACCGCTCACCCCTACAATCCCCATCATCTTGCCGGGTTTCATCACCTGTGCCATGCCGCCGAATTGGTGCAGGACGCGCATTGGGAATGGGATCGGAACGGCTGTGCGCGGGGCATCAAAATCATTCAACCGTGCAATGTAGTTTGACAGGCGTTCAGAGCGTTTGACGATAGTTATAGCCGTGCTGGGCGCTGCGTTGCTAGAAACCCCTTTAAAATCGGTTTTAGGGGCATCCTGGGCAAGTTTCTTGAGCGCTTCCAGGCTGCTATCGGTGTGCAGCTTGCAGTGATCGGCTAAATCACCCTTTTCACTCAGGTTCAAATCCAGCACCTTGACCGTGAACCCAGCGGCGCGCAGTAGTCCTGCCTTGCCGTTCGCTGCCTTGCGCCCCGCCTCATCACAATCCAGCGCCAGCCAGATTTCACCCGTCCAGACTTCTTTCAGTTGCGTCAGCAGGTGCGCTGGGATGGTCGGTTGTTCGCCGCCCGTGATGCAGCAGGCCGGGACGCGATAGTGCAGGCCGACAATCGTGCTGGGTTCACCATTGCAGATTACCAGCGCCGTGTTCTGTTCCTTCGCCAGTTCAATCGCCCGCGTCAGGCCATACCAGCAGGCTTTGTATCCCACCTGTGATTTGAAGGCGGGCTTATTGCCATCGGCAAAGCGATAGCGCTTGCCGCCTTGCGTCGGGAATTCAAAGGCAGGTCGCTTGTCATACGTGACGGTTTCTTGGCTCCACTTGGCGGTCAGAAACACGCTTTCCGGCACACCTTTCAGCGCAGCATATTCCGCCAGATTCTTGTATGCCCGTTTACTGTCGGCTACCTGCTGACGTTCCTTGCCCTCAATCGGCACGCCCAGCCGGGTTGCCAGTTCGTACAAGCTGCCCTTGTCGCCACCGTTGAAGTCCTGCCATGCGCCATGTTCACCATCGCCGTCCAGCGTCAGGCTGCAACTGTGCGAGTTTGCTCCCGCGCGGAATGGGCTGTTGAACCGATACGCACCCGTTGAGTCTTTTTTCACATCATATTGTGCCAGTCGTGCCAGCACTGCATCACCTGTCGTCATGACCATAGCTCCAATTGATTCATGCGGACGTTTACTCGATCCTCAATATCCCAACGCGCATCACGGATCACATTCGTGATTAAGTTCTGTACGTACCAACCGCCCCACTGCGCACCGACACGCTGCGTCTTTGTCAACAAGCGCTGCGCCTTACGGATGCGCCGTTCCGCATCAGGGTCGCGGCGAATGACCAGCACGGCGCGCACCACAAAGCGCTTCCAGTCGTGCAAATCCATCCCGACTGTTAAGCCTTGCCGGGGCGTGACCCACGTTCCCTGCTGACGCGGTGCGTACAAATCTTTAAACTCATTCACGATTCGTCATCCTCTCTGGGCGAATATGGCTTGCCCTTAAAAATATCTGCTGGGTCAAACGGAACTGGAATACTCAAATCCATGCGCGGGTCATAATCGGGATCATCGGGCGTGGGCGATATTTTCTGCTTGCCGTTGCGGAAGTCATAGAACCAGCGCTGAATGGTGGCAGCAGTTGTGACCATCGCGCCATCCAGTGAGCGCTTGCGGGCATACACGCCAAAGGCTTTCACTTCGTCAATCGTGGCAGGCGGTTCAAACTGGCAATCGCGCCATTCGCCTTTCACTTTCTTGCTGCCGAAGATCATTCCCTGCATACTGCTCACCCAGCCGCCCGCCCGATTCCCCCACACCTCCGCGATACATTCAAATTCCGCATCCAGTTCCGCTTTGCTTTTCTTGGGAGGAAGATCGCCGTCAGGCGCAGTATCTTTTTCTAATTCTATAGTCTGTGCTTCTCTGTTATCTGTAAGTGGCGGGTTTCCCGTTGACGGGTAAACCGTTGACGGGTTTTCAGTAAACGGTGTCTCAAACACACGGTACTGATTACGGGAGAATTTCCCCTTAGCGTCGTGGACTTGCTCAACGCTCAGGTATTTATGATCCTGCAATTCCTTGAGGATCGTTCGTGCCTTGTCGCGCCCGCAGTTCTGCTGCAAGTCTTTAATCATCACCTGCCAATCGTCCGGCTTGCTCAGGAGATAGGCCAGCACGCCACGCGCTTCCCAGGTGAGCGTGTTGTCCTGGGCGGTTGCCCGTGCCATTGAAAAGTAGGGGCGATCTTTAGTGCGCGGCGCGCGAATAGTCTTTACATCATCGGTCATGATTTCATGCTTTCTGCCAACGCTACATAAGTTTGGCGGTCAATCTGGACGAAATTGCGGTTGGCGGAAAGGGAATCAGAATCAAATTGCGCCGCGAGGATGTCTCCATGCAGCGATTTAAAATAATTCCAGCGGGAATTTAATGCAGTTTTAATGCTTGGGTCTTGGAATTCGGGTTCAGTTGGGGTAGAATATAGATCATTCATTTACGCGACTGCCCTCGTGTAAGTGGATAAGCGGCGGTCATTCCGCCGCTGCTCATTTATTGAGCATGTATCGAATTGTAGCCCTGCCTGCCGACTTCGTAAAGTCTTAACGCAGCATGATTTCAATATTCATACTATCTTGTAACGATGTCTAAACCTGCTCCTCGTCCGCAGGTTCAACCGTTGCGGTCACGCTCCACGTTACGTCCTGGAATTCTTGCACCGTGTAGGCTTTCAGCGCCATGTCAAACACGAATGACGCCACGAAGCCCAGCAGCAGCGCCACCAACAGTCTGCCGAAGACAGGTGTGGGCGATTGTAGAATGATCTGGCAGGCGACTCCGGTCATAAACGGGATTGTCCATGTGATAAGTTTTCTCATATCAATACCTCCTGCGCCTTATCCCAGGCTGCGTTAATATCTTGCATGATGGCGGTTTTCTCCTGACCATGCACATCAGGATGGTTGTCTTTCACCAGTTGCAAATACAGTTTGCGCGCTGCGCTCAGGTTGCCACAGGTCATGAATTCACGCATGAAATCGCGCTTGCTGCCTTGCTGCTTAGGCGGCGCATAGTAAGCACGTTCCTGGCGGTTTTCGCGTTGCTGCTGCTGGCGTTGGTATTCATCCCGCGCCTGCTCATAGGCTTGGCGACTGCTGCTATCGCTGGCCTTCTGATAATCCTGCCACTGCTGGCTGTTGACCTTCTCTTGTTCCTGCTTGTATCGGTTGTAAGTTTCATGAAACGTCCAGGCGCTTTCTTGCCACCACGACTTATCCCAGAACCGTGCCAGCCGATACGTTCCCGTCCAGCCGCGCAGCCATGTGCCGGTTTCGACCAGCAGTAGTTCATCGGGCTGGATCGCGCCCGACTCGCTTATATCTCCACTATCGTAATCAAAGTGAATCCCAAATAAATGCCTATCATTCCACACATAGATACGCCCCATCCAGAGTCCGTGCAAAACTCTAAGCCATTGTGGGGTTTCTTCGCGTGAAGTAATTTCGTTGGGAATCAGTTTTTCGTTAACGACGACGAGAACATGCCCTGTAAAGTCAAACATACGTCTGATTTGTTCAGGCTCAATTTCTTTATCGAGATAGCAAATCCAAATTAGCTTATCATCGGGGGATTGCATGAATAGATCGAGATTCGCAAATTGTTTGCTGAATTTATACTCGTTGACTTCAAGTCGTTGACGTACATATTCAAGGAAATTTTTCATCTTATTTCCACACTTTGCGTCGAATAATATTGCTGACTTGGGTTTGATCTATCCCGGTTTCTTCAGCCAGTTTTTGCTGCGAAATTCCACCAGCAGCATAACGCGCACGAATATATTCTACTTGAGAAATAGTTAATTTTGAGTTCCCGTTACTTTCGCCGCGCATAATCTTATTGCGCCCTTTTTGTTCACGATCATCAACGTTGTCTTTGTTCGTGCCTAAAAATAGGTGTTTAGGATTGCAGCAAGCACGATTGTCGCATGTGTGGAGAACGTGAAGCCCATCAGGGATTTTCCCGTAAGTCAAAATCCAAGCGACACGATGCGCTTTAACGACTTTGCTTTTTTGAGTAAATTGTCCATATCCATGTCTATTGATAGACGCTTTCCAATTCCAGCAGGAATCGGAATCAAGCGCAATATTCACTTTTGACCAAAAACGGATATAGTCTTTTGAGGTATACTGAGAGGTATCCATTAGCCTGTCCTTTTGGATCATGCCCCGGCTGCTTCAACAGCGCGGGGACTTCTTTTGATGTGTCTATTATAACACAAATTTTGTTTTATGACACATCGGGGTTAGGATTGTTTCAGTCCCCACAAGCCCGACACGTTGAGCATATGCCCATGATTAGAATCGTGTGCCTGAGCTTGCAGCGCCGTCCACCTGCGCCCGTCCGCAGATTGCAGCGTGTAGCGCCAGATGGCAAAGTGATAGGATCGCCCCTTTTTGCCGCCGCGTGAAAAGTCTTTGCGTTCGGTATGCAGCCAGCGCTCACGGATCAACTCACGGCTGACCACCTGCATGACCGCGCCCTGGATGCGCAGCGTGTGGTTCTTGCGGGTTAATCCGGTGCGCTGCCTGAGCATCTTTTCCCGCTTGGCAGCATACTTTTTACGCAGTGCCTTTTCGCGTTGTTCTTTCTCTTGTTCAAAGACGTTGACAGGTTTGGCTGGCATTATATTCTCCTGAGAATCCTAAGATTCTTTTGACGATGCGCCACAACTTTCAAGTCAGGGTCAGTGATTTCATGATAGACCGCAGTTGGCGGATACACGGGCAGGATCGCCCGCGCACCTGGGGCAGCACGGCGCAGCCAGCCCTCACGAATCAAGTCCATCACGTAAGTATAGGCTGTGCCTTCCATCGTGCCTGTGTACCCGATTCCAACGGCAATCTCAAGGAATGTCGGGCTGATTTCGTGCATCCGTCTGTACTCGTGGATCAAATTCAAAATCAGTTGCTTGCGCTGGGGGGTGAGGATCGCTTCGCGCTTGCCGCGCGGTTTGGTCGGTGTCTGGATGGTCATCGGTTGCTCCTGTTGATTTCATGGTATACTACCTAGCGAACGGTTGCACGGTTGGCGACCCGTTCCTCTCATGTGGCACAAGGCGCGGAACGAATTTATCCCCGTAACCCGCGCCTTGTCACTTAATCCTCCGTCCACAGCGAACAATAAATTTTCTTTCCACTGCGCTGTGCTTCATGTAGTTTAATGTCTTCAAAAGTATCCAGGTTCAAAATAATCACTGCATCGCAGGGCTGCTGACGTTCGATATGCGCAGCAGGTTTGCCGCCCAGGATGTAATCGCGCGGTTTGTCCATCCGGCGAATGTGTTCCTTGTGGGCGATTTTCTTTTCGCGCACCCGTGCCACCAGATCAGCGTGCATGATTTCGGTGATGGCGTGCTGGTTGCCGTCACTGTCTTGAGTATGCCCACTCACCAGCATTTCTTTCAACCCGGTCACGACTTCCTCAACCACACCCGTTGTCACCTTGCCGCCCTCACCCACAATCTCCTGGCTGATTGACCAGATGGCTTGCCGTGCTTCCGTGTCGAAATTGCGGCGCGTCAACGGGCGCAGCACCCGTTCGTTCAGTTCACCGATTCTCCCATTGGGCGACAATTCCAGTTCCACCAGGGCGGCATTCAGTTGGCGGTAGACACTGGCGGACGACTGCTCAAATTCGGCCTGGACGCAGGCATTCCACGATTTGTAACCCAACGCCTGCCAGCCACCATGTTCATGCAGTTGCCAGATGAGTTCCCGCGCCGCGCTGAGTTGGTATTCCGCACTGGTCAGATGATGGTCAATCCGCCTCACCAATTCCTGCGCCTCTTGCTGGGTCAGTTCCAGACCGATGATTTTGGCTGCTGCGCTCATTTTGACTCCTTCATTTGCCATACGTGGATGAGTAATCGGGGATCATGCTTGTCTTGATAACGGAAAGCATGTAAGGCGACAATCTGCCGATCATCGTCCCATAATTTTTTATTGAGCGAGTCCAGTGTGATTTTCAGAATGTTATCCAGATCGCCGCGTTCAGCCTTGCGATACACCTGAATTTCAATGCCCAGCGCACCCGTTAACGGTTCGGTGATGCGGGCATTGAATACCACCACTGCTACGCCCGCCTTGAACGCCTGCGCTTCAGCGGAAAGCGATACGCCACCATAGCGATTGCGGACATACAGGCGGTTAACAGACGGCGGATAAGGGAGCGTCAGTTTGTATTCCATTTCAACTTTCCTATTGTAAAAGTTTTATTTTAGAAGTATACTGGTATTCATCTGAAACCGCAAGATTGAATAGGTTAGAAAGAGGCTCATCAATGGTTAACAAATCGTCTGAAACTGAACCCGTCCGCAACCCGATCACCATCACCGTCCGTGCCACCGTTCCGCTGATGGAATACGGAAATATCACCCTAGAAGCCACGCAAGACATTATCGTGCCGGATACGCACAGCGAGGCACAACGCGCCGCTGAAATTGTGGAGGGCTTAAGCCGGATGAAATCTGATCTGGCGCTGGTCATCCTGCCGATGGTGGAAGCGGAAGTGACGCGACTTGCGCCCTGGTTGATTAAAGAATCTGATCCTGACAACAGTATGCGCAAAAACTGCTCAGTGTATCGCTGGCTACGCATTGCGCAACCGGGTCAAAAAATCCCGGCGATGGATGCAATTCTTGCCAGCAAGCCTGTGCCGAATAGCGGCCTGGAATAACGTTCGATCATTGGCATAAGGAGAACAAACGATGCCGATCAAATCTGTGGAGCAGAAAATCATAGACCGGGGCGTGCTGGGCAATTTCCCGCGCGCGGGCAAGCTGCGCAAAGGCGCTGAGAAAACCGAACGCGGTGCAGGCCGGGATCAGGATCATTTTCGCCTGACGCTGGAAACGCCCTATGAACATATTCGCCCTGCCTTTGAAGCGTTGTATGGCAACCAACCGCAGGAATTCCACAACGTCCTGATGGCGGCTGACTCGCCTGAACAAGCCTTCCAATACTGGAATGAGCAGTGGGCGCACGCCCGCCTGCTCAAGCGCTGCGACGAAGAAACGATTGTGCTGCATTGGGAAGAAAATGGGATCAAACCGGATTACAGCACCGAACCGCTGGCTTGCACTTGCGACCCACTCAAGCGAGATTGTAAGCAGCATGGACGGCTGGACATCGTGCTGCCTGAACTGTATCAGGCAACAGGCGAATGGGTGAAGTTCACCGTTGAAACCACCTCGATCTATGACGTGATTGCCCTGCGCAGCTACATGACGATGGCAGAAGCCTTCATGCAGAAATTGACGGGCGTGGCGTTCTGGTCCGTGCCGTTCACCATCGGGCGGGCAATGCGCGATGTTCCGGTCACGATCAATGGCAAGCGCAGTATTAAGGCCATGTCGCTGTTATTCGTCAAGATTGAACCCGAATTCAATCAGCAGGTGTTCACGCCGATGCTGATGCGCCCAGCCCAACTGCTGCTGGCTGGCGTGAACCCGGAAACGGGTGAACTGCCGATTGAAGCCGAATTCAATTCCGCGCAGGAATGGGATCGGGATTATGTGAAGGCGGAAACCATTCACCTATTCGATCATGACAATCATTGGGACAATGCCATTTTCAAGATGGTGTCCGATGGTGAAATCCTGGATGACATGACGGATGAACAGGTTGTCCAGACGATTGCTGAAAATCGGATGCGCCGCGAGATTGAAAAGAATACCGCTAAAACCAACGAGAAAGGGTCAAATTCAAGCGCAGCGCAATCGCCCGTAGACAATGACCTGGAATGGGCATTGGATGCGAAAACGGCGGGCAAGTTCATTGCCCAGGCCAATCAGAAATTAGGCTTGGATATGAGCGCAGTGATGGAAGCGCTGCTGTACATCAGTGTTGATCCTATTCAGCACGTGCAGGAGTTTGTCGGCACGAAAGCGGACGCTTGGGCTGCCTGTATCGCCCAGCGCTGCGGACACGACGCTGGGCAAGTGGAAGCGTTTCTACCAGGGGATGCGAATGCGGAAGTGCGTGAGAATGTGCTGCGCATCCTGAAGCTGAGTGAAATCCCGTTCTAATCGGGGAGATAGTCAAGGTTACACAAGCCTCTCCATACCGGGGAGGCTTTTTAGTCACATGAGGGAGTTTGCGATAATGGACATTCAAGAATTGTTTTCTCAGTACAGGGAGTTTTATGAAGCCCAGCATCCGGCGAGTGTGCCGCGCCTGGAAATGTATGAAGAAGTCAGCGACACGCCCGCATGGTTGCCTAAAGCGACTGCGGCAATGTTTGTCAGTGCTTCATTGCTTTCAGGCGTTCATACGGTTAGCACCGTGTATCGCTTGATGGAAGTCACGAATTCACTGCTGCCTCCATTCGTGTATATCGCGGTGGCGCTATTTTCGTTTGTGTCGGTGGAACTGGCGCTGCTGCTGAGCGCTTACCTGATCGTCCGCGAAAAATGGTGGGGTTATGCTATCCTGATCGTAGTGTTTCTTTTTGCCATGACTGCCAACCTGGATAGTGTCAGTCGGGCGCTGGGAACAAGCGGCAAGGCTGCAACGTTCGGGGAAATTGCAGTGGCGGTTATTATGGGCATCGGCGCACCGCTGATGGCACTCATGGCGGGAAAGGTTTATGTGCAGATCAATCGGTCTGAACGAATCCTTGCAAAGCGCAATAAGGATAGCTACCAAACCGCCCTGGAAAAGTTTGACGCTGAAGTTATCAAAGCATTTAACAAAGCCTATCCAGGTATGAAATCGTCCATTAGCGTGTCCAGACCACAGGCTGTCCAACTGTCCAATGGACAGTCCAATGGACAAAATATGCTCCCAGCCGCGTCCAGTCTTGGACACACCAAGCGGCCTGATGCCACTCAAGTTGTCCAACGCCACTTAGCTGAGAACCCGCAGGACATTGAACGTGAGGCGCGCGATTTGGCGCTGTTCCTGGGCGTTGGGAAGTCCACTGTGAATAACGTCCAACGCCACATTCGATCTAACGGGAATGGACAAAACGAGTTATAATACTTCAATCAGCAATCTAGGTTCGCTACCGAACGGGCGGCTACTCTCGCCGCCCTGATTGCCACATTACGAGAGTCAGCATTGGAGAGTGATGCTATGCCTACGTTTGGTTTTCTATCCTTTTTCTTTTTTCTATCGGCTGTTAGTGCATTCACTTTTGATCGAGCAGACGGCGTATTCGTCGCCATGTTGCTTTCGATATTGATGGCACTGCTGCAAGCGTTTGAATCCCCACCGCCAAAACCTAAAATCCGCTATCGTGATGGATACGTGTATGTCATTCAATCGCTGACGAATGAAACCTATTACAAGATAGGCAGAACGCGCGATTTGCACCGCCGCGCCAAAACCTTTGGCGTGCTGCTGCCATTCGATGTGCAAACCGTTTGCACGATCAAGACGGATGATATGTACAAACTGGAAGGCGAATTGCACGGGCGCTACATGAGCAAACGGGTTAAGCAAACCGAGTGGTTTATTTTGTCTGACGATGATTTGAAGTGGCTGAAAAATTATTCTGGCAGCGTCCGCTAGGCAAAATAAAAACCACCTGCACACTTTCGGGCGCAGGTGGTTTTTAAATCTTTGAGGCTCAAATCTCAGATGTGTTTAAATCTTAGTCTCATTTTGATATTTTGTAAAGTAAAATCTATGTTATAAACCCTTCTCAATTTTGGGTATTGACAAAAAACTACTTCCCGATATATGATTACTTCATCGACAGCAACACAACAGAGGCTCACTCAAAATGACCAACGAACAAATTTTTGCAGCCATCTACGAATACAAATTAGCAAAGGCTTACGCCGTTAAAATCGGTCAATTATTCGGCGCTTGCAGCCAGGAATTTAACATCGCGCTGGGCGTGTTGATTGCCGCCGAAAGCATTGTAACCCGCAATAATCTTCAAGTTGAAGCCGGGCTGAAATATGCCAACGTTTGGGACTGAGGGAGACACTATGACCACACTGTTCATCTGCAATTGCTGTGGGCGCATCGCCAGCGCCCAGCAGCAGGCATCCGGCAATCCCGCCCGCGCACCGCTGACCCAGGTGGACTGCCGCACAAAGGGCTGCGCGAATGAGTGGCGCACGCATTACCACCGCGCAGGGGACGACTGTTCGCAGGTGTTGGAATTCTACACGGCGCTGGACATGAGCGCGGAACAAGCAGACCGTTATCGACAAGCCAATCAAGGAGGTTAATGATGGAATACGATATAAGTACCGTGCAACTGGAAATGATGCGGGAAGCCGCCAGCAATCCCTGGGGACGGGTGTCAATCTTTCGCCAGACCGACTCACAACCGTTGGTGGCGCAGGGCTGGATGATCCCGATTGGCGACACGGGCATGACGTTTGAAATCACCGACAAAGGGCTGGCACGCCTGGGACTGGATGTTCAGCAGGTGCGCGCCGCCCAGCAAGAGAACCAGCCGCGTCCCAAGCGCAAGGTGGGCAGACCGCGCACCCGTCCAGTCGGGGCGAAACGTCCGAAACGGGAATTCTATATGCTAGAAAAGAAACCGCTGACGGAAACCCTGTTGGAACAGGCGCATCGGGAGTACAAGGATCGACACGATGGGCAGGACTGCACCGACGCAGATATGCTGCGCCTTGCCCTGATTCATTACATCGGTTGAGGGGGAAACAATACCCAAATCAATTTTGGGTATTGACAATAAATCTAATCTACGCTATGATGATTACATAGATCGAATAACTTAACTGAGGCTCAAACTCATGTTCAACCCAATCCGCAACCTGTTTTTCTCCCATCAGACCGACGAAATCGTGGACAGCGCCGCTGCTGAACCGGAATTCGTCCGCGAAGATTTCACCATCGCCAACTATGAGGAAAAGTCGATCCGCGACCTGCTGCAAATCCTGCGGGATCGCACCTACGACTTCGCCCTGGACAACGGGCTGGTCAGCGCCACCACCGAATTCATTTACCTGACCGACCTGCCGATTGAAGTCCGTTTGACCGAAGATTACAACGTGCTGTATATGGTCAACCGCTTTGTTACCTCGTCCGTCAATGAAGCCGTCGCCATCATTGAAGACGCGGTAGCATTCTAATCCGTTCAAGCTGGGGGCTGCGCATCCTTTCAACGCAGGCAAAATAGTCACAGGAGACAAGAACGAATGACCAGCCAAACCGCCATCAAGACTCAACTCAAGGAACTGGACAAGCTGATTGCTGCCAGTGAAAAATTCGACAAGAAAAAAGTCGATCTGGAAGGTGCGCCCAGCCATTTCAGCGTGACCAACACGGGCAAGGTGAATTTCACCAAACCTGCTGACCTGTTCGGTGTGCCAGGTGGCTTTGAACGAGTCGCCAATCTGACCCTCGAAACCAACGCCCTGCGCCAACTGCTGGGACGAGTGAGCGTTCCCTACTTCGGCAAAGGCAACGGCACGACAATGGACAGCGCCGATTGGGACGTGATGCTGGTGCGGTATCCCAAGTATTTCGCCGCCATCATGAATGACCTGATCCCGCAGATTGAGAGCAAAGGCTTGCTGGTGCGCACACACGGCAAAGATATTCGCGCCATCCTCACCGACAAGTATGGGATTGTGGACAATACGCAAGTCTTGAACGCCGTCCACGAAGTTCTGGCGGCAACCGGATCAGCCATGCCCGACCTGAAGGTGCATAACAGCAGCATCACCCGTGATCGCCTGGATATGCGCATCGTCTTTCAGAACCCCAAAGTCCAGAATCCTGAAATCGTGCCGCAGGGCGAAACCCGGCGCGGCGATGTGGGCAACCGCCCCTATGGTTTCGGCGCATACGTCGGCAATGAAGAAACTGGACGCGGCGGGCTGTCGGTCAAGGCACTGGTGCAGCGGCACGGCTGCGCCAATTCGATCATCGTGGAACACAAGGAAAACATTCAGTTGCGTCATCTGGGCGAAACTCAGGTTTTGCTGGGACGCTTGCAGCAGTCGTTCGCGGACATTCTGCCCGTAGGCGCGCATGTACTGAACCGCATCTACGAAGTGACCAACAAGGCGCTGCCCAATCTGGCAGAAGTGTTGGCAGGCTTGAGCAAGCAGTACAATTGGGCGGACGAAACCCAGAGTCAAATCCTGATCGGCACAGAAGGTCAGGAAACACACATGGGACTGGTGAACGGCGTATCCTTCGCCGCCAGCAAGATTGAAGACAGCGCTGCCCGTGTGGAGATGGAAACCCAGGCGGGATCAATCCTGACTGCGCCTGACAGCCTGTTCAGCCGCGCTGCGCAGCAGGTGAGCATCGCCCGCCGTTAATTTGTGGGGTGTTGGCTCAATCGCTTGAGCCGTCATAGGGGGACGGGCAACCGTTCCCCGCTTTCAAACCGATCAGACCAATGAGGGAGACAAGCAACCGTGAAATTATTCAAACGTAAAATGAGCAAGAAACAAAAGGCAGCGCTCAACGCCCTGGCAGAGGGGATCGAATGCGGCGCACAGTTGCGCCCACAGGCGCGTGGCGGGCTGGTCAAGCAGGCTCGATGGAATCCTGACAAGCATACCTATGATTGTCAAACCTGTGCGCTGGGCGCAGCGGCGGAATGCGCATTCATGCGGCGAGGCATGGATGAGTTTGAACGCCTTGATTTAATTTGTTATATGACCGATTACAACGCTATCCTAGCGCTGTATGACGTGAAGGAGCGCGAATCGGAGCGCTCAATTATTCTGGAAGATCAGGACGTTATCAGCCAGGGTGAACCAGATGCCATCGCCACCCTGATCTATCGCCTCAACGACCAACTGGAATGGTCACGGGAGCGCATCGCCGCGTTCCTGCGGGAACTGGAATAACAGCAAACCAGGGCAGGCGTGGAAACCTGCCCACTTTAATTTTGGGTATTGACAATAAATTAAATTGAGAGTATAATGAATTCATAGTCAAATAACAAGCAAATGAGGCTCACAAATGAAAATCACCATTAGCTCCAAAGTTAATCTTACAAAAGAACAAATTGAAACCGCACTCCTTGCGCGCGGGATCAAAACTGAAAATTTTAAGCAGTTCAAGGCTGTCCGCATCATCGGTGACGCACTTGACACCACCAGCGGCAAAGGATTACACGCAGCGGTATTCAGCAGCGCCCGTCGTGAATTGGTTGTTAATGCATACCCAATCGACGGTTCAGCTTACATCGTCATTCGCTTAACCATCTAATTACAAAATTTTCAACTGAGGCTCAAGCTCATGAAAACCCTACAGCAAATTTACCCGCCCCTCAAAGACAGCAACGGCAACTCGATCATGTGCCAGTGCGGTTGCCGCCGTGTCGCCCGCCACATTCACCACAACGTTCCACGCTGCGAAGGCGGCACGGATGATACGCTGAACTTATCCTTTCTTTGTCAACGTTGCCACACTGCCCTGCATAGTAACGCGGGGGACTTCAAAAAATGGGGTGCAGTCGGTGGGAAAATAACTGCGCAGAAAATGGTTTCAATACCTAATCTTGTGCAGTTTAGAGGCGCAGAAGGCGCAAAGCGTTGGGAAATTTACTGCCAGAGAAAAGCTGAAATGCAAATGGGGGTATCGTGAGCAAACGAGGCTGGAATCTTAAAGCACCTTACAAAGTCGTTTTACGCGGCAATCAGAGTTCAAGCTGGAAAGGCGATGCTGCGCACCCAGATACAAAGCGTAGCAGGGCGCGAAGACTGTACAGACATTTGCCGTTATGCGAAAACTGTTTTATAGCGCAGGCGGTGGATCGGCATCACGTGGACGGAAACACGGGCAATAATGAGCGCAGCAATATCATGTTCGTGTGTCGTGCTTGTCACATGAAAATAGACGGGCGTATGGAACAGTTCGTCCATTCAAAGCGCAATAGTCATCCCGCTGAACCATGCGTCAACTGCGGGAAACCATCAAAGCCACTGCGCAAAGGACGCTGCCATGCGTGCAATGAACGCTTTCGCCGGAACGGATTTGATACACCGCCCAGGAGATTTAAATCATGACTAACCTACTCAGTGGAAACGTGCAGGTGGTGAACTTGTACCCTGGCTCAATCGTTTGGTTTGCGCCCGCTGGCTTTCCCGATGTGCAAACCGATGCTGAATATGTGACCACCAACATTGACGGCACGCTCACACTGTTTAAGGGCTGGGGATTTGAAACCATCAGCACGGAGCAAATCCGGCGCACCGTCAGCAGTTGGCGCGCGGAATCGGTGGAACTGTACGATGCCGAATGTTCGCAATTCGATCAGGCTGAAACGGGTGGCATACGATGAGCGATCCAGTCTCAGGCATATACATTATCCTCAACACGAAAAACGGTAAAATTTACATCGGCAGCGCGGTTAATTTTAAGGAGCGTTGGCAGTATCACCGCCGTGAATTGAATGGTCAATATCATCATAATTTACATCTTCAAGCCGCATGGAATAAATATGGTGAAAATGCCTTTCAATTCAAGGTGCTGGAATATTGTTCAGTCGATCAGTTAGAAGCACGCGAGGATCATTTTCTCAATATTTATATGCCGAAAGGCATTTGCTACAACATTGGAACAAGTGCTAAAGCGCCGATGCGTGGGCGGAAAGCCAGTGAGGAACATCGCCGCAAAATAAGTGAAGCACTCAAAGGTAAATCTCACAGCATAGAAACACGGAGAAAACTGAGCGAGGCACGCAAGGGATCGAATAATGCTAATTTTGGTAAGCATCTCAGTGAGGAACATCGCCGCAAATTGAGTGAGGCAGCCAGGGGGCATGAAGTCAGTGAAGAAACCCGCCGCAAGATTGGCGAGGCAAATAAAGAGCATGAAGTCAGTAAAGAACATCGCCGCAAGATTGGCGAGGCAAACAGTGAACGATACATCGTCATTCCCCCGGAAGGCTTCGAGTTTGAAATCAAAGGATTAAAGGGATTTTGCCGAGAAAACAATTTAAATGATAGCAAAATGTCCGGTGTGGCAAATGGAAAATGGCCTCATCACAAAGGCTGGAAGTGCCGCAAGGTATAAACACGGTTCGCAATTCGATCAGGCCAATTCAGGTCAGATCGGTTAATGAGAGGAAACGACACATGATTACGCCCCTGTATGTTGTGAAAGCACTGGCAGAAGTTCGTGAAGGCGGCGAAGTGAACATGCTGGATCGGCGTGGTGTGGCAGCGCTGGCATCCAGTGACCGAGCTTCAGCCTGGATCGACAAGGCCAGCGGCGCGGAATACATGGCAGCGCTCAATGAGATGGGCGAGTACATTTCCACGCCGGATTATGATGCGGACGAGGAAGACGAAGACGACACGGAAATGGACGACTAGCTACAATCTAACACACGCCTACTGTAAAACCGCTAGAAACGCATCCTAGAGCGTTTTAGGGGCATCGTAGGAAATAAAAACACCCGCCTGGATAGCGGGTGTTTTGTATTGCACTCATTTCGCAGAGTCTATAGCGCGGGCTTTGTCCAATCAGCGCCTTCGCCTTCACGCTTCAGTTCCAGCGGTTTAGGTGTCGGATTGGTTTTGGCGCGCGGTTTATACCCCAGCACGGGCGTGCCTTGCGCCTTGAACGCTTGATAGCCAAAATGACCCAGCGCGATTGAGCCAGCCAACGGCAAGAGGGAACGGGCAATGTCCGCCAAGACCAGATAATTTGTCTTGAACGCTTCGCCTTGTCCCAGGTAGTTTGCAATTGAATAACCAATCCAGATTAAGACCTGGATCACCAGTGCCAGCAGAATAGCTGCGTTGCCTTCAATCACAAAGCCCAGCATCCGCGCGCCAATCTTGAACAAGCCTGTGAAGATCAATACGCCCGCCGCAGCCCAAACCATATACGTCCCATCCTTGAGCAGCGCAAACAATTGTCCTAGCAGGTTTTCTGGCGTGGTGGCTGGGGGATCGCCGGGTTCTTCCGTTACCTCGTCAGGCGGTGGCGATTCGACAATGACGGGCGTAGGTTCTGGCGTTGCTTCCTGCGCCAACACTGCAACGGGCAGCAGCAAGGCCAGGATCAACACCAGGACGACAATCCAATTTTCAATTTTGAACATATTTGACTCCTTTAGTCGAGTGAAACTACCGTGCGCTGTTGTGAAATTTCTTTGAGCCAGTCCGCCCAGCGATAACGTTTGTTCTCGCCTTCCGCGATGCGCTCCCCGTAATAATCAGGATCATTCGTTTCTACGTATTCCCCTGGGACTTCGTTCAGGACAATGAACCAGTGCAGCCCGCTAAAATCATCCTGCTTTTCATACTCACCCGTGCCAACCGGGAAAATTGAATACTGCACCAGACAGATTGAACCGGGTGGCGTGAGCGTGTTGGGTGGCAAGGTTTTGCTGGATGCAGACAGATGAGCAATCCCGGTCAGGTTTGCCACCAAATCATCAGCAGTGGACAGCCCGGTGGAATCGCTTTGATAAATATAAGCGTTCACAGGCTTATATACGCCGCGCAACCAAGCCAGCATTGCTACGCAGGTTTGGCCGCAGTCGTTGCCGCGATTGCTGGCCTGTGTCGCCCACTGTGATATGTAGGGCGTTTGCAGGTATTCGTTATTCATCGGCGCGAAAAGTAAGGCGGGTGATTTTCGCCAACCAACTTTCCAACTGTGCCATATCTGTTCCGGCAGGTGCTTCAATCGTGACCGTCATCGTCGTGACCAGCGGTTCAGCCGGGATAGGCGGTTCAGGTGCAGCTGGAATGGGCGCAGCCGTATAGCCTTGTATCGCTTCTCCGGCTGGAACAATTACCCCGCGCTCAATGAAGTGCCAGACGTTGTTATCATTATTGGTTTCTGGCACGCGGTACATCGTCACGGTTTCACCCGTCTTGAGCATCCCAATCTGGGCAGCGCTGGTATCGGGTTCAGCCCGCAGTTTCCATTGTCCATCAATCGGCACGGCAACCGGATCAGTCGCATTGCTGGGTTTCGGTGGATTGACTGCGCCACTGTTGGGCGGCGGGGCATTGGGCGGTGCGGGTGGATTGTCCCACGTGCCACTCAAGTCTTCAGGGACAGGCGTGTAAGGGCTGCTGAGTTCGGAAACGAATGAACGCCAGCCCGCGCGATTCTGCCATGCGACCAGTCCATAACCCTTCGCATACCAGTATTTTTCTTCCCAATCGGTGCGCCCGTTGGGTATCCATTCCAGTTCCACTGCATCGGCAATTGTGATGCCACTCTCCGGCAGGTGCAGGGAGGGGATCACAGCAACCAACCGAATATCAGAGGGATCATGTCCCGGTGCGCCGACGACTGCGCCAGTCGATTTCTTGTACCACGTCACGACTGGATTGCGATGATACTTTTCACCGACTACCATGTAACGCGGACACCAGCGCGACCAACCCGACAAGTCAGCATCCTTGAGGCGATACACATCGGTTTGGCCGGACGTATCCAGGTCACGATAAATCCAGTGCGCATCACCCAGCAGCCGTTCCCACTTGCTGAACTGCTCAGCGCCGCCCTGCTTGACATGGCGGAAACCGCCCGCGCTGCCTTCCAGTTGGGTTTGCAGCAGTTCCACGCCACCACCCATCGCCTGGTTATGTCCGAGTTTGTATACCTTGCGCACCCCGTTCCCATTCAGATAGGGGAGCAAATCAATTCTAGTCATTGAGGGTGGTTCTCCGTTTCCGCCGTTATCGGTTTCAGGGGGAAGACTCGCCAGCAGCGTATGCAAATCACGCGCATGCGCCACATCGAATTGATCCCACATATCGGAGGTATGGCCCCAGCAGAAAAGCAGTTGCGCCTCAACCGGCGAACCCTGATACAAGGTTGCGTCCGCATATTTCAACTGCTCAAAATAGGCTTGTTCGTGCGACCAACCGGGATACCACTGCTGCCACTGATTCTTGATCGACTTCCAACCGCGAATGCTGGTATAAGGCGGGGTCATGTGCAGTGTTTGCGTCCAGGCTTTAATATCGCTCACATCATCAAACCCGTGTTCAGTCAGGACGATGCGCGGCGGGGGAATGTTCATTCGTTCGCAGGCATCCAGTAGAAACTTGAAACGCCCCAGGTGATAGCACGGTGCTGGCTCAGCAGGCCAGTTGGCTTGTGGAATCAGATTTTGTCCAGGCGGATCAGTCTGTCCAGGCGCAACCCCGGCATTGTCGGGATAGCCGCCATAGAAACCACTCGTGACGACTGCGCAACCGTACTCATGCAAGCCCAGCACGGCGATGGATCGATGCGTGTTCAGCGCGGTCATCAGATTGTGTCCTGCGGTTGTCTCCCAATCAGCGGGATTGGCAGGTGTGCCAACGCTCATATTACCGACCACGACCTTCAAGCCGACTTTTGCTGCCTCAGTAATAATGTCGGCATTCAGTTGCAGGTATTCAGGCGATGAACCCACCTCGTTGAAGGTATAGCACCACAGGTCTGCACCCTGGATTTCTGCTTTCTTGTTCGCCACCCAATCCTTTGCATTCACCGTAGACCAGTTTTCGTCTGGATAGATGCGGGAAATGACATTGCAAGCGGGAACTTGCGCCTTAATCTGCTGGCACAGGCCAATCCCGTCCATGACCAGCATCCACTTGGGCTGCATCGCGCGCACAGTTTGCAGCAGGTATTCCTGATCGGGGACGCGCTGGGCGTGGACATTGAATCCAAAGCGGTTCATGGCGTTGGTGTTTCTCCGTTGGTTGTTTCGGGGACTTGAACCTGGGGGATCGGTTTGGTGGATCGTTTCGCCATTTCAGCCAGCAGCTTATCTAAGCGGCTATTAAAATCGGCACGAATGAGGGGAATGTCATTCATGGCTGCTTGCCAATTGCTGGTGCGGTTGTCGAGTTCGCCAATCTTGAGCATAATCGCCGCCACGTCATTCGCCACCACGCGCAGCGGCGCACTGCCTTCATGCAGCAGCACATCAAATGAGGCCGCAATGCGATCCTGGTTTTCCACCATGCGCTGCTGCTGCTTATCGCGTTCAATTCCGCGCTTATTCATGGCTTCAAATAAATCATTGGCGCGGTTGGCTTGATTAGCAATCGCGCTCAGACTTTCCACATGGCGCTGGCGATCCTGTCCCCATTGGGCTTTCAGTTCAGCCAGTTCCTTATCCTTTTGCGCCGCTGCATTCGCCACCACCGTCAACGCGGTGGACGTGCTGCCTCGGTTGAAATAGGAAATGACCATCACGACTGCCAGCGCCAACGCCACCACGAATAACAGCGCCATCAACGGTCCTAAACTTTGAAACACATCAATAACGCGCACGGCCTGCTCCACCACTTCGGCAGGGGGAACGGGTGTCGGCGTAGGGGTTAGCGTTAGAATGAACATCAAACCATCCTTAATGGTTGAAGCCTGAGTAAACAAAAACCGTTAAGAATTGTATCACGCTTAACGGTCTGTCACGGTTCGATTATTGAAACCTTAGAAGCCTTCACGCCAGAATTCAATGATGCTAAAAACCTCGGTTGCAAAGTTGCCCGCCACGCCGAAACCATTGGTGGCAACGGTAGTATTGACCTGATGCTGTAATTCAAAATTCTTGGCGCTGGTGATGGTGAACCGGGCTGCACCTGTAGAACGGCACTGGATATTTGCCCCGGCGCGCTCAGTCGTACCCATATAATCAATCGTGTCGGATGTGTTGCGCAGACGGGATTGATTCTGCAAAACAGCGTTATTCGCCGGACAACTCCACTGGCAGCGATACGTTCCTGGCTGCAAGGTAATCACGCTGGACGCAATAGCAGCGAGTCCGCCCGTGTCCACAACTTCCGTATTCAAATCGCGCTTCTGGAATGATCCGCTGGTGGCTGTGCCGCCTGCGGTGTTCTGCGCCTTCTGATCCTGAATGAGAATATAATCATCATGCAAGCGTTCCACTTTCACATAACACAAGGCCAGCCCAGCGCCCGCTGTCGTTTCCAGCGCGCGGGCAATCACCAGTCCGCTTGTGCCAACGTTGGCGCTGGTTTTCTTGGCGGTTGAACCGACGACCAACCGATCCCCGCGCGTCACGGCGGCATCGGTCAGTACATAACCCACACCTTCCGTCAACACGCGCCCATAATCGCCCTGTGCGGCTGAACCGCCTGCCCATATGCCTGCTGCTAACAGATCACCGCGCGTGGTGGAGGTTTCTACGGCATGGTCAGCCGCGCTGTCCCATATCACCACATCGCCATTAATCAAATCGCTGGCATCGTTATTGACGATATGATCCAGGTAAATCCCAGGCGGCGCATTCACCCAATCACGGCGGGGGGAAATAACAGAATCGGTAATGGTAGTAAACCCATTCGCCACTGCGATGTTCGCCAGTGGAATTTCCCACATGATGCCTGCGGTTTGAGTCAGCGACGGCGCAACCGGGGAAGCAGCAGGCGTGCCAGGAAGAATCGCCAACCGAACGGTTTGCAATGCATAATCCGCTTGCAGCACCACCGTATCAATACGGGCATTGCCGCTGGCATTCGCGCCAATCGCCAACGTTTCAGTCGCATCAGAAATATAGGCAATCCCCTGGATGAGCGCAGCGCCCGCCAGCACGTCCACTGTCGCCGCAGCAGGTGAACTTTCTTCCACCTTCAGCCCGTCGTTGGGCTGTGCGCCACTGCTCAGGAACACACCATTGTTGGCGCGGCTACCGCCCCAGCCGATAATCGCCTGATACAATTCCTGCCAATCGGTATCGGAGTACGGTCCGGCATCGCCCGTGACCGTTCCGTTCCAGGGACGGCTTATTTCAGTCATTTAATAGCACTCCGTTGGAATCGCGCGATAATCTGTCGGATCAGTCGATTGGCTTGTGCTTCCAATGAGCGCTTGCCCGTAATGCAGCAGCACAGGCTCACCATTCGATGTGACCAATGACCAATGCTCATAAGCATCTTGGATTTCGATAAAGGCACAATCCGAAGTCATGGGGATATAAATGCTGGGCGCACCCGGTTGCCAGCCTGCCTCGCCATCGCCGCAGGGCGCAGTGTCCGGCGTGCCTTTAATCACGAAATACTCACCACCGCCAATGTGATAGGCCAGGAACGCCTCATCCTTGAACACCCATCCATCGCCGTTGTCTTCGCGCAGCGCATCGGCAATCAGTGTATCACCGTCCGCACTTGCGCCGTCAGCCACATAATGCAGTGTGTCCAGCGTCCAGTCGATATGCTCAAAACGATAACGAAACCATCCCACTGAGGTGTCGCGGCATACAGTGATCCCTTCTGCCTGCGCCGGAAGGGTGAAGATCAACAAGAAAAGCAAGGTTGCAATCGTCATTTTGTATTTCATGTTCGTCCCTCTCATGAACTGTGGTCGTCGTTAATCCGCCAGATTTCAATCGTGGCGTAAATTTCACCGCCGAAAGATGTGGCTAATCCGAATCCATCGGTGTTCTTGGTGGTTTGCCCGGTATGCTGCAAAGAAAAGACGGCGGTAGCACTGGTCACAATCAAAATACCCCGATACCGCGCTGACGTTTGAACACCTGTTGGTGCATACGCATTTTCACCGCGCGCGGTTGCTGACCCTGAACCTGACACAAGACCAACCGCCAATTGATGCAGATTGACCGCATGAGCAGGCGCAGAGGCATCCACGCGATATTTACCCGTTGGTAATGTGAATTGATTGGCGGATAAACTGCAAATGTCATCTGTATCAAATAGTTCAGTGTTCAAGGTGCGGGTTTGCGTTCCAGCCGTGAACCCGCCGCCCGCCGATGCGCTCGCCTTGCTATCCACCAGCAAAATATAAGCCTCGTCTTGAGGCGGGCGAATGTCAATCACACAGAGTGCCAACACCAGCGAATTCGTGCTGATGGATTCCAGTGTTTTCCCCACCTGCCACCATGAACGTCGGGTGCTGATACTGGTGAAAGGACTGATCCCCTGCTTGGCAGTCGTGTAGGTTACAATCGGGCAATTACGCCCAATCGCGCCACCAGTTGAATTGACGCGCACCAATCCCACGCCGCCCACCTGCAAACGGCCACGACTGCCAGTGGCGGTTTTCCCAACCCAAACACCTGCCACAAGATAATTATTCAACGTGGTGGTAGTGGTCACAGCCTGATTAGTAGAGGTGTCCCATATGACCACATCGCCCGTATTTAAGTCTGCGCCTGAATTGTTCAGGATGCCGTCCAGATACACCGCAGGTGCAGTATTCACCGCAATCGCGCGGGGCGTAATGTCGGTTTGCGCAATGGTTGTAAAGCCATTGGCAACCGCAATATCAGCCAGTGGGATTTCCCAGGATGAACCTGCGCTTTGGGTCAAGGTCGGGGATACTGGACTAGCGGCGGGCGTGCCTTGCAGCACGATCAACCGAATGGTTTGCAAAACATAATCTTTTCGTAGAATCACGGTATCAATACGCGCATTGCCGGATGCATTAGCGGCAACTGCCAGGGTCTCCGTCGCATCCGTCCAGTACAATGTTCCCGTGACCAACGCTGCGCCAATCTTCACTTCCACATTAGAAGTGGCTGGATTGGTGGCGGTCACTTCAAGGCTGTAATTCGTTCCATTGTCATAACCCAGGATAGACCCATAATTAGCACGGCTTCCAAAGCCGTTGATCTTTGACCAGATTAATCCCCATTCATCGGCATCATAGGGTGCAAGGGACGCATCGCCAACCAGGATTCCGTCTTGCGGTGCAGAGGCTTGTGTCATGGTTGTTTATTCCCTTTATAGCCCAAAGTAACGATCAAAATATGCCACACTTGCCCCGCTTACCCCATTGACTCCGTCCACCAATTGGATCGTGATTTCCTGTTGTCCGTCTGCCACTTCAGGATCAGGGTAGATGGCAAAATTAATCAGGTTTGACCCTGCGCCCAAATCGCTGAACTTATTCACGCCGTTGGCATCCGTGATCGACTGTGCGCCGGGTGTCAAATTAATAATACGCTGTTCGCCTGTGCCAATTGCCACACTCATGTAGAAAGCCACATTCGCCTCGACATTGGTGATGACAGCGCGGGTGTATGGTCCATCCAGCGTAATGATCGGATACGATTTCCACGTCCCGGTATACGTGAATACTCCGGTGGTTAAAAATAATCCGCTGGTTCCAAAGGTGATCGGGAACGTAATCGGGAACACCAGTTCAGTTTGAACCGCAACCACTAACGCGCTCAGTGTTTGTTCGGCATTAAAAAACACCGGATCAAATGCTGTGAAGTCAAACGATTCTTGCAGCGCCCAATTGTTGTTGGATTGTTCCGTTGGCGGAAACACCATGCCAGGATCAGCCCGCACCACGATGGAGCGCAAATCGCCATTGGGCGTGCGCAGTGTGAACGTCAGCGGTCCATTGCGATTGGGGCGCAGGAATTCATGCAGCGCCAAACGGTTGTCCCAATAGGTCTGACGGTCACAGGCTTTGCTGCGAAAGATTTCCACACTGATCTGACGCGGCGCAAGCAAATAATCGACTTCGGTTACACCGTTTTGTTTGTAACCTTGCCGGGTGATGAAATTAGTGGGCGGTGCGCCCAGGTTGCCATAGGCCAGCAGCTTGAAATCAGGATCGCCAAAGAATAATTCCTGACCATCGAAGGTTTCAATATGCAGTAGGTCGCCTAGTTGGTTGTTTTCAGTCATGTCGTCACCGCCACTTCGCTTGTGATGGTCAGAAAATTGTAGTAAAATGAGAGGAAATACGAATCTACCCGCGTGCTTGAAACACCGGGTAGATGGACAGTCTGATCGGAGACTATCATGGTTAAGTATACACCCACGTCCGGCATTTACGTTATCCTCAACACTAAAAACAACAAGATTTATATCGGCCAAGCCGAAGATATTCGCGCTCGTCAAACTGAGCATAAGCGAGACTTAAAGAAAAACAGACACCACAATCAACACCTGCAACATGCCTGGAATAAATACGGAGAAAAAGTATTCCAGTTTAAAATTCTTGAACGCTGCTCAATCGCGGAGTTAAACAGCCGTGAACAACATTACTTGAATGTTTATATACCTAAAGGGATTTGCTATAACATTTCCGTTGATGCCACTGCTCCAATGCGAGGGTTGAAACACTCACCTGAGTCATTGCTTAAAATGAGCATTGTGCAAAAATCAATCCCTCATATCCTAGATCCCGAACAACGAGCGCGAATGGCTGTGGCTCAGCGAGAGGCCAATAAAGACAGAATTCCAACCCAGAAACAGCGAGAACATTTTTTGCAATTAAACAAATCGCGAAAAGGGCAAAAACTCAGCGAGGAACATAGACGAAAAATCAGTGAAGCAGGCAAGGGCAGGATAGTAACTGAAGAAACCCGGCATAAACTCAGTAAAGTGAACAAAGGTAAAATTCGCGGTGATGAGACACGCCGGAAACTTAGCGAGGTTGCCAAAAACAGGCCGCCCGCAAGTGATGAAACCCGTAAAAAGTTGAGTATCGCAGGCAAAGGCAGAATGCACAGCGAAGAAACTAAAAAGAGAATGAGCGATGCCGCCAAGCTAAGATGGCAACGACAAAAGAAAAATGATGATTAGACGGTTATAGCGACTTCTGAACGAACCCCAAACCAGCTATTTGTTGCGGTGTTATAGAAGCACAATGCTCCTGTTCCGTTACCCGCCGTTTCACCACTCTTGCGCCCGTTGGAAATCCAGGCCAGCGTGATATAACCGCCGTTCGTACCATCGCCCAGCCCGCCATCGACTGCCAGCGGCGCATTCGTCAACGTATAAGCCGGAATCGAATCAGCAATTTCAGCACGTTCGACACGGCTGTTATCCGTCACTTGCCGTTGCAGCGCCGCCAAATCCTTCTTCAGTTCACTGTAAACCAATTCAGCCATGTCACTCATCAGATTGGCTCCAATCGCGGGGTGATGGTTTCGCCGCCACTATCCAGCGTGATTTCAACCTCACTTACGCGTAAATCAATCAATTCATCATCCCAAACGCAGGTGAGCAGGTCGCCTATATCCCAATCGAGTCGGTAAATGTTTCCCGGTTCAGCGCCCGTTGGCTTGAACGTGAATTCCTTCTGCGCCTGTTCGCGGAACAAGGCTGCAAAAGCCTGTGTCGTAATGGTGGTGCTGTCGCCGCGTTCCGCT